TCATAATAGGTCGATTTCGGCCACCTCACCCAAAATCGCATCACTTTGGGTGTGCAAAGATAAACGAATGCACGCTGCATCGTTTTTATCATTGGCAGGAATTTCCCCAATGCGACCAAGCATGCCAAGACCAAACCAAGTACGACCTAAAAAGCGCCGCTCACCAACACCGGTATGCAATAACACATCGCCACTTTTAAACGCCAAGCACACAAAATAACGGGGGCGACACTGGGCAAGCTCAGCCACCAAAGCTCGATTTAACGCTTCCATTAAAACGCCTCCCGACCTTTGATTTTCCAAACCGTCACAAAGCCGTTTTTAACCTGGGCCTCTGCTAAGCCTTGCTTGTTATCTAATAAACGAAACACGCCAGCTGGGCGCTTAAAATAAACAGGGGTATTACTGCGCATGGGCGATTCAAACTCAAGCGTACACGCCCCATGACTATCCACAACCACATACGCAGTTAACACTTTAAGCTCCGCGTTTTCACCCACACCAATCTGAATACGGTTACCGGCTTTGGCATACACCCCGTTCACAGGCAAACCAGACACATTCAACACATTGCCATCTTGATAAGGCTCTACAACACGGGCAAAACTATCTAACTCATCCTGTAAAAACCGATAATCAAAACACAAGAACTTGCCAACTGAACCGCGGCACTTGGCCAAGAACGCATCCAGTGCCAAGGCATCGGCCTCTAAAACATTGGCAAGCTCAATCTCAAACTCCCAATACGCCCCCTCAAGGTCATACACCTCAGAGGCACTATTGGTTTTACTCACGTGCAAATGACTATTGGGAACCAGCCGAAAAATGCAACGTTTTGGGGGCTTAGGTAGGGGAAGGTGCTCCATATTTTTTATCGCTCTTTGCTTTACTGTGTGAGCGAGTTTAAAAAATTAGGAGCGAGAGTTTAGGTGGTAAATGTTTTACAAGAACTGCTTGTGTAGAGTTTTTGTTTAGATTAAATTTACATAAATATTAATTTTTAGTAGTTCGAAAGGTCAATTTAACTCTTACTTCTACTTCCAATATTTAAAAGGAAATTACCTTCGATGACAAATATTCTCCCAAAGGAATTAGAGAGAAAGGTTTGGCATGTCACAAGTCTTGAAAACGCGAAAAAAATAATAGCTCATGGGAGCATTATTGCTAACCCTGATATACCAGAATCAGAGCGCTGGGGCGGCAGTTGCGAGAGCGTTCACCCGTTTGCGCGAAGCATCAATGGAATAAGCCTATTTGACCTTCGTCAAGAGAAAGCGTTAAAGAAACATCCGCTTAGCTACTTTAAACCAATGAATCTAAAAGCTCCCACAACCATTTGGTTTGAAGTGGATACTTTAGCTTTATCTGGCAACTTTCTTTCCCCTGAAGAAGCCCTAACTAAAAAGAGAAAGTTAGAGTCATATCGCCAATATATATTGGATCTTGAGGCTATTAGTCTATGCCCAATTGAAATGAGGCATATTAAGTCGGTGTTTGCTTTAGGAAAGCAAGGTAAGCTCTCTAAACTGAGCTTCAAAAGTCTTTGAAATGTATAAGAAATTCAGTTGAGGATTATTTGTGAAAGTTTATAAGTACTTACCACTCACCGATGGTTCGAAGTGCATTTTGACCGACGGCACTATGAAGTTTAGCCACCATTCAGAATTTAACGACCCCTTTGATTGTAAATTAGTATACGACATTGAGAAGTCTATGGAGTATTTAAAGTCTCGCCCCGATTTACTTAAGGAAGCCGGCAGACGTCTAAAGCTTACTCCTGCACAGAGGTTAGCTAAGAAAAAACAAATGGAACACAGCATAAGGCGCTCTTTGGAAAGCGGTGAATTCCACAATAGCGTTATCGAAAATGTCGGAATTTGTTGTCTTACTAAGAAGCCTGACAATATTTTGATGTGGTCGCATTACGCAGATAACCATAAAGGGGTTGCTATAGAGTTCAATGTCAATGATGCGTCTAATAATATCAATATGGCCAATATTGAGGAGAAACTTTTTGGTTGGGATATTGAGTACACTGACTATATGCCGAAAATTATTGCCGGAGCAAGAGATTTCGATACAGTAAAAGATGTATTTTTGAAGAAATCACTTGAATGGGCTTACGAAGCTGAATATCGAGTATTGTCCATGAAGAAAGGTCCAGGAATTCACCGGTTTGACCAACAACTAATATCCAGAGTTATAGCTGGGGTTAATATGCCAGAAAAAGATTTTCTCGAACTTTACAGATTGATCAACAAAACTGGTTTGAAAATAGAACTAGTTAGAGCAAAAATGTCAAAAACTAAGTATCAGATTCTAGTAACTTAACAAGAGCTCCTAACGTTTGTGCAATAAAATTATAAGTTCTCGGAAGTTAACTATCGATTTATGAGGATATATGTAATGGCATTATTTGAATTTCGAGCAATTGGCAATATAGTGTACGCAATAAACATGTCATTTAATAAAAGACCCTTTGTACTCAATATAGTGAACTTAATGCCCTCTGGAGGGGCTTATCTTACACTGTAAGGAAGAGTACATATGGAAAGTGACGAAAAAGTCATTGAGAAATTGAACTTACACCATGTTGGTTCTTTTCAAGACTCTTTAATTAGCAGAAAAGAGTCTATAGAAGAAACAATCGAGCTTCTAAAAGTTGAGGAAAGCTACAGTAAAAATATTAATTTATTCAATAGAACAACCAATTTATATCGCTCGACTCAAGAAGTACTAAACCCCTTAAGAGAGAGTATGATTAGGAATTCTTGCTTTACTCATGTCGAGATACTGCATAAGTCATCATCATTAGGCTTGCCTTATCAAATATTTGCAAAACACAAAAATGGACAAGAAATATTTTTTGATGGTTTATCATACCGTATAAAAACAGAGATAAAGCAAGATAAATTCAAACTCAACGACATAAACAAACTTGCCGGATACCCAAACAGAGAAGACAATGTTGTGCGTGATCTTGAGTCTTCGCTTAGAGAAGTACTTCCAAATTTACCTGAAATGACATATTCAATGTATAGCTTTTACACTTGTTACGTAGGTGACTGGGAAATGCTGGGCATTACTAATAAGGGACAAGCTCAATTACATTTGTCTGTTAATGATGAGAATATTGTAACCCTTACAGCTTTAAAGTACTCAAAAGTTGGTAAGGAATATGACCTTTTTATAGGAGATGAAAAGGCTATTCTTGAAATGAATAGCCACCACTTATTTTACATTAGAGAGTATGAAAGGTTCTCAAACCATATAGACCATTTGAGAAGTAAAATTGAGCAAGCATCTTCATGTGCATCAGATACAATGTATGATATTACAAAGTCATTCCTGAAATTTGTACCAAAATATAACTCTTGGAACAAATCAAAACCTCAAATAAGAAAGATGTACAGTATCAAAAAGAAAATATCAAAATACAATCTTCTTTCTGAGACACTGCAAAAAATAGTAAAAAATAATTCAGCAACAAGAAATGCTCCCAAGCAAATTTGGTTTGAAGAAGAACCTGATAGCGAATGGATGCAATCTTACTGGTGTAGTAACTTCTTTCATGCTGAACTGGATAATAATGAAATAAAAAACCTTAATAGTGAGCCGTCGAAACCCCTGTTCTCTTTTTCAGTGGATGAAGTATGCAATAAAGTAGAGCTGTTGAATAAAGAAGTTGATCGAACAATTAATGAAATAAGAGATTTGTTGTCAGCAATTCAAACTGAGTTTTCTATGTATGCTGTTTGGCTAGCAATAGGAGCAGTTATAGTTTCAGTATTATTTGGATTAATAAGTAGCAGTTTACAATAGCCATAAGAAGTCATCGAACCGGAAGAAAACCAATCTAACTCACACCTCTGATCGCCCTAAACACAGCCCCACGAGAGCTAATACTCTCAACAACAACAGCTTCAATCTGCCGAGCAATGTTTGCACCAATCACATTACCTTGCTCGGCGTTTGTTGCACCTTCTACTGTGATCTGATTGGTAATATTAAACACCACATTTTGACCTTCTGCTTGGCGGTTGCCTGCGTTGTAGTGTCTGGCCATATGGCTGATTTCGACGCTTTGTTTTGGTGAAAGGACTCGTTCGCCGCGCTGTAGTACGTAAGTGCACGTAGTCTAGGCCGCCGTGTGCAATACCAGCGGGTTGTTGTGATTTAATCATCCGAACTTGTTGCATACCCATGGCAATGGCCGCAGCGGCAGCGGCTGCTCCAAGGGCTGGACCGACGATTGGAATAGGTGCCAATGCCGCAAACGATCCGGTTGCCGATTCATAGGTTTTGATTAAGGCTTGGGTTATTGCAAAGGCTTTGTAGAGTTTAAATGCGGTTTTACTTTGTCCTGCCATGGCTTTAAAGCCTGCCGCGCCAAGGCCAATTACTGCAGAGGTCTTTTCTCGGGCATTTTTCGTCTCCCAGTTTGCAAATTGCATTAAATGTTGTTGCATGGCACCGGAATTACGGGTGCGCGCCTGCATCAATCGTTCTTGGTGTGCGTGTTCATCGGCTTCCCTTTGGCTATGGAAGCCTCTGGCCGCGTTTAGTAATGGGATGAAACTAGGGAAATGCAGGGCGCTTCAATCCAAAATTTAGTAAGACGCTTTAAATTGACCAGACAAATGATCAACTTAGATGCCGCACCGATTAAAAAGATGGAGTTGAAGTTGTAAAATTAAATTCATCCTTCGTTGTTTGGTGTGAGGACTGCTTTCATTGATTCTTACTTGAGTATGGCTTATCAGATTTTATTTTCGCGAAGGCAAAAATGTTCGAAAACAAACTCCCGCCCTAACTCATTCTTGGACATAAACGCGTTAGAGAGGAAGGGGCAGTGTACCAGTAGCGGTAGTTCTTAACGCCCCACTAAGCGGCTGCTAAAATTGTGTAGGCAAGCGGAACCGAGCAAGCTGTTAGCAGTCCCGTCTTAAGCAACTTGTTAGGTGTATAAACCACCAGTCCTTTTAAATAAAAATATAAAAAACAATACAATAGAAATAATTGTAGATAAAGGTAAAAGTAATATTAAAGGGATGAAATTAATAGAGCCATTTAAGTAAAAAAGATATAAAACTAACGTAGTAATTGCTAACAATAAAAATTGAAAAAAAGTCGCTTTAAATCCCAATTTTATAATAAGTAAGAAATTAATATTTTTTTTAACTAGTTTGGAATGCAAAAAACCAAATAAACAGGTTATGAAAGAAACCATAATTATAGGGAAAAAAGTAAATAGTGCAAACGATACATTTTTAAAAGTGGCTACATCCATGCCTAAAATACACTTAACGCTCGATTAATGGGTAAAAATTGTGGGCTAAAATTGAGCGAAGCGAGTAGCCCGCAAGCTTTTTATCCCAGTTGAATTGCTTGTTAGGTGTTTTCTTCAAAAATATCTATTACATGGCAAGCTTGAAAAGTGACAAGTTGTCCGCAATGCACACAATCGCTGCCAGTAGGATCATTATCTAATTTGCCTTGATAGTAATTAGGATATACGTCTGTGATTTGTACCCACATGCGCTCAACCGAGACTTCATCAGAACCTATAGTCTCTTCCATTCTGAAAATTAGCTTTACCAAATAGCCTACTTTAAGAGATTCCCTGACTTCTTTTTCAGGAATCCAGAATGTGCTCGTGTATTCCTTATTTAACTCTTCTCCATTATCCAATTGATAATGATCTTTTTCATAGGTTGGCAGCACTATCAAAACCCTCGAAACACCTAACAATTTAATATCGACCCAATGGGTCGTTTATCTGATTAGCCCAGTTTTAACATAAATAATAACATGTTGCTACATATCATAATTTTATGGTTCTGTTGTTTTACCAAATATATAATTACGACCTATTGGATCGTTTCCATGACTACAGGGGCAAGTTGCTAGTTAAGGAGCTAAAACGAGGGTTGCGGCTGCCAAATTTTTAATTTAGCCTAATACATCGGCTTTACTTCAAAGCACCGTAAAACATTTTACACCTAACTTCCCACTCCCAATTTGCCAGACTAGCCATGTGATCAACCACATGTGGAAATGGCATGGAAAAACTAAAACAACAACTCATTAACCATGAAGGATACGAGCATAAAGTGTATGTTTGCCCGGGTTGCTACCAATCGATAGGGGTTGGATGATGCAGTAAAAGCCTTAAGTGAAGAGCAGGGCAACTTGTTTTTTATTCCCGATACGCCAACGCCTAATCACGAGTTTTGTAAGCGGTTTAGCGTTGATATGGCAAGGGCGTTATCTAACCATGCGGGTAGTACTTACCAAATACCAAAGTTGGACAAGATTTTAATCCAGCTACGAAACATTAAGATAAGACAGGAGTTTAAGCAGGGCGCTTCAGTCCAAAATTTAGTAAGACGCTATAAGTTGACCAGACAAATGATCAACTTAATAGTGACCTCCGAAGCCGAGGGCGCACCGATTTTAGTTGGCGATGCGCACAAGCAGATGGAGTTGAAGTTGTAGGTTTGTGATCAGCCTTCGTTGTTAGGTGTGGGGGCTGGTTTTATTGATTCTTGAGTATGGCTTATCAGATTTTATTTTCGTGAAGGCGAAAATGTTCGAAAGCAGATTCCAGCATTTTATGGGCTAATAAAGCTTTGCTATAATTGCTAGCGCAGCGAACCAAGCCAAGCGTTATTAGTCCGCGCTGATTTGTTTGTTGTGTGCTGCTTAGTACTCTAGTGCTTTAGAGTATTTATTTCTCCATAGTTGGTCTTGAGCCTTGGCTTTAATTTTTCGATTAATACCTTTTTCAAGAACCTCATCAACGACACTGTTAGGTATAAACAACTCGTGCGACTGAAAAGCCTCTAACTCAACAGGGAAATTGTGTTCAACGCCGTACGATGACGGATAGCAATGCACCCACCCTAAAGAATTGGACCAATTTCTATATTTTATAAAATGAAGTAACTTTTTAAGTATTGATTGCTTCTCAGATTGATACAATAAGACCAAGCCAGCTAAATGAATTTTGTGAGAAGAATGATTCCTTACTATGACGTAAATACCTTCCACATATTCTCCGTCCTTTTCTTCTATCCCATGCAGTAAATCAACCTTAAATTTAGGTGTTGCTTTAGCAATGTTCCAAACAAACACGAGAGTTGAAAGGCAGGCTGCGTAAATTGCTAATATTTCCGTAATCTTCAATGTAGCTCCTTAAAGCACATACCGCCCCAAGCAGCGGTGAGGAACACTGCCGGGCTTTTTGCCCACGAAGTAGGTTAGAAAAAGGCGCGCCAATGTTACGAACCCGACTGACTAGAATTGTTGGCTTCAGTACTCCGAACATCAAGGTACACTATACTATCTGCGACTTTGACTTTCGAAGGTAAGAACGATTTTAAAGTACCATCTTTTAAGCGAACTATAAAATCTCCTAGCCGACCGTCTGGAGAAATTTTAATATCTTCCAAAATATCTCCTCGCACATTTTGGTTTATAGCTACTTTAAGTCCTAATATGCCCTTAACTGATAAGGAATTATCAATAAAATTGACGTTATGAATATTAACATGAAATGAGCTTAATTGCGTTTCCCTTTTAGCCCCAAGCGCCCAGAGAAAATCATTTTTTTTATTTGAGTAGACAAGATCACTTTTTAACTCAATGGATGAAAAAGGCTCAGTTGGAAGGGGAATTGTCTGGCTAATTCTGCCAGCACTAATCAATAATTTATCTGCGCTAATAGGTAGAAGCAGCTCTTGTGTTAACGATTTAGCAGGGAATCTCCCAATTGATTTTGTGCTTCCGTCCGCAAGTATTGCAGTGACTGAGTACGAGGTAGTCTTCGCATCCCATTCAGATCCTGAAACGACTTTATTTTTGAGGCGTAACAATGGCTCAACTGGTTCTTGTTCCAAAAATTCAGTCTCTCTTGGGGCTTTTAAATCTTGAGCGTAAGCACTTGAAATAAATGGAACCCCATTGAACCAAGACACATTTGTGTTGGCCTCTTGCACTCCCGCAACTATATTTGTGATTATTCCTGGAGCACATACTCCTATAATGAATGCTTGTCTAACATTTGTTTCAGAAAATGCATAAGCTAAGATAACACCGATAACAAAAAAGAGTCCTAATCCAAAAAACAGACCGGGTTCTGGAAGAGGTGTCATAGGATCTGTAACATAAGTACTCGCAAGTCTAGACATTGTAGGAATCATGCCACCAACACCAGCTAAAAGTAGGCAATTAAGAGGAGTCCCTGTAGGTTTCTCTTTTGTAGATGTATTCACGATATCCTCCTTTGAAGCGAACAATTTAATATCGACCCAATGGGTCGTTTATCTAATTGGCCCAGTTTTAACATAAATAATAACACCTTGCTACATGTCATTAATTTATGGTCGTGGTGTTTTAGCAAACATATAAAGACGAACCATTTGGTCGTTTCCATCACTACAGAGGTAAGTTGCTAGTTAAGGAGCTGTAAAGCAACGTTCTCAAAAAACGAGGGTTGCAGCTACCAAATTTTTACTTTAGCCTAATATATCGGCTTTACCTCAAAGCCACGTAAAACATTTTACACCTAATTATCCACTCATAATTTGCCAGACTAGCCATGTGATCAACCACATGTGGAAATGGCATGGAAAAACTAAAACAACAACTCATTGGCCATGAAGGATACGAGCATAAAGTGTATGTTTGCCCAGGTGGCTACCAGTCGATAGGCGTTGGCAGAAACCTTGAAAATAGAGGCCTGACTGACGAAGAAATTCATTACCTGCTTAATAACGATATTGCTTATTTTACTGCCCAAGTCGAAAAGCATATAGATACCTCAAAATGTAACCCTGCACGCAAAGCTGTTTTGATAAACATGGCCTTTAACCTTGGCATTCATGGCTTGTTAGCTTTTAAAAAAACCATAGCAGCTGTAGAGCGAGGTAATTGGGATAAAGCGGCTATTGAAATGTTCGATAGCCGCTGGGCTGTGCAAGTAGGCGAGAGAGCTAACCAGTTAACCGAGCAGATGAAGACTGGGGAATGGTATGACGCCTGAACAAGAGAATCAGCTGTTTCAGTCTATCGGCCAGATTCAAGCCACCCAAACATCTATTTTGAATGAAGTCAGGCAGATAAAAACAGACCTCAATGCCCGCGTTGATAAGCTCGAAACACGTGTTGAGAAAATCGAAGACAAGGTAACACACAACCGAATTAAAATTGCATCGATGGGTGGTGGCGCTGGGTTAGTCGTAGCCATAGCTGCTGAAGCGTTAAAACTGGGCGGGGGCTCTTGATGGCACACCCAGAAGATAAAAAAAATGCGGTTAGACACAGCTATGTGAATGAGCTTTTAGCTTTATCGGTTGCGGCGATTAAACACACCGTTGCAGACAGCACTGCGAGACGCTGGAAAAGTGATGCTAAAGCGGCGGGTGATGACTGGGATTTAGCCCGTGCGGCTGCACGCAAAGCAACGGGTCCTGCAGGTGAATTTACCCAAGACTTTATTGAAGAGTTTACCATTCAAACCAATGCCACCTTTGAGCTAATCAAACAAGACGAAGGGCTATCAATTGATGGCCGTATTAAAGCCCTTAATCAACTCAGTGATACATATTCAAAAATCATGAAGCTCAGCGGCGGTAATAAGTCTATTGAAAAGCGTGCTGTTGCCGCCGATGTGCTTAAGAAACTCGCAAGCTTTGTATCTAAATATCACCCTGATTACGCGCAGCAATTAGTCGAGATATTAACCGCGTTTGGTCCTCAACTTAGTAGCATGTTGGACGACTAATGGCTGATATTAGCAACAAAGAGTTTTTAGAAGAACTAGAGCAGATTACGGCTGCGCTACGAATAGATATTGAAGCTAAGCAACGCGATATTGACCCAAGCCCAGAAGCGATTTTAGAGCGAAGACAACGTGTACTAGGCGGTGATTTTGAGTTCTTTGTTTATACATATTTTCCTCATCATATGTGGCTAGATGAAGGTCAAAAGCCTAGTGAGTTCCAGCAGTATTTTATGGACTGGTTTCCCAAGGCCATAGACTTAAACAACTATTGGAAGCATTGGTTTGTTGCCCCGCGTGGTGAAGGTAAATCAACTTTAGCTGTAAAAATCGCGCCCGTATATATAGCGGTTTTAGCGCTACTACAGGATGAAGCCGTATGCGAAGAACTGGGCCTGACAAAGCCCAATATTTACATCGACTTTGTCATTCTATTTGGTGCTGAAGCAAAGATGCCCGCCAAGACACTAGAAGTGGTTAAAACTGAGCTACTGAATAATGGCAACCTTATGTTGGACTTTCCCGAAGTCTGCGCCAAGTCGCCACTCTGGAAAATTGGTGAGTTTGCAACCCTCCAAGGTGTGCGTTTTGAAAGCCGTGGGTCTGAACAATCCGTTCGAGGCGCATTCCACGGTGCAAGCCGTCCTAAGTTACTTTTGTCTGATGACATCATCACCGATAAAGAGGCTAAATCAGCAACCGAAAGGGACAATCGCTGGACATTTTTAGAAGCTGCGGTGCAATACCTAGGCCCGCCAGGTAAAGGGGTTAAGTTTCTTGGTGTAAACACCGTACTAAACAATGACGACCCAATATCCAGAGCTGAGCACGCCGCAGGTCATATAGTGCACCGCTTTAAAGCTATTTCGCAGCTACCAGAAAATATGGAGCTTTGGGAGCAATGCCGAGAGCTAATGCTGTACAAAGACAAACAGTTTGAGAAGCAAGCAGCGAGTAAAGGAAAAGCGGTCGCCCTAGAAGAAAAGCCAAGCTTTAAGTTTTGGATTAAGAACAAAAAGCGCATGTCAAAAGGCGCAAAAACCAGTTGGCCGAGTGTGCGGAGTTTGTATGATTTGATGGCTATGCGAGCCTCAAACAAACGAGAGTTTAACCGTGAGATGCAAGGTATTGCCAAGTCAGACGAAGAGCAGATCTTTTATCGGTTTGAGACTTGGATTAACCGCTTAAATCTATGGACACCCTATGGCGCATGTGACCCAAGCATGGGCAAAACGGCCAGCGCCGACCCAAGTGCTTTGCTTGTAGGTTTTTGGGCCAAAGAGTTAGGTCAATTACACCTTGAATATGAAAGCCGCAAGGTACGCGGCCCAAGCCGCCTTTTGAAAGATTTGATTAAGCTGCAGCTTGAATACAACTGTTTAGTGTGGGGCTTTGAAAACAATAACGCCTTTGACTTTATGCGCCAAACCTACATCAAAGACGCATTAGACCAAGGCGTAGCACTACCGCTTAGAGGTATTACGGCCACCGTGCCACAGGAAGAACGCATCGAGGGCTTAGAGCCTTTTGTGATCAATGAACCTGCTCAAATACTTTTTCATACCCGTCGAAGTCGATTACTTATGGATGAGTTAGAAAACTGGCCCGAGAAACAGAGCAACCACCATTACGATTTAAGCTGTGCACTCACATTGTTATGGATGATTGCGAGCACCGGCGCGGGTGGTATTCCCAAGGTAAGAAGCAAAAAAGTGACCAAATCAATAGGGGGCTATCATGTCTAAACCCCACCTTTCATACAAAGGATATCGCGCACTACAAAAAGCCTTCAGCATGAGCAAAACAGACCCAGCTTTATGGGCCATGATGCGTGAACTACCTAATCCAGATCCTATACTGCGCAAGGCTGGTAAAAGCTCGCTAATATATGACGAGATTGCTCGTGATGCTCATGTAATTGGCGAACTGCGCAGTTTGCGCTCTGGTATGTTCGCATTTAATGCGGAACTTGTGCCAGGCGGTGATGATAGCGCTAGCATGAAAAGCTTTGAGAATGCAAAAAGTTTGACGGCCGCAAACCCTGCTAAAAATACACAGTGGATGGACATCGATTGGCACAACTACAGCGCGATTTTACATGGCTTTGCGGTCACGCATTTAGGCAAGTTTGAGAAAAGCGACAATGCCTGGATACCTAGTACGATTGAGCAATGGCCAGCGGGGCGCTTTGCTTTTAATTCAGATCACGAGCTCCTAGTTAAAACCCGCGAAAACCCCGAAGGCGAACCCATAAATGAAGACCGCTGGACATGTGTTAGGCATATGCCAGAGGCCAAAAACCCATATGGTATTGCGCTTTTAAGTAGCTGCTTTTGGCCTTGGATGTTTAAGCACGGTGGCTTTAAGTTTTTTGTACAGTTGTGTGAGCGCTTTGGTGTGCCTTTTCCCGTTGGGAAATATCCCATAGGCACACAAGACGATAAAATTGGTGAGCTGCTGGAAGGCTTAGCGAAGTTAATAACAGAAGGTATTGCCGTCATACCTGATGATTCGAGTTTAGACATTATCGAAAGCAAAATGTCAGGTGAGCCAGTCCAGTTGCAGCTAATCAATTTATGTAACTCAGAAATGAGTAAAGCGCTGACTTCTCAAACGCTCGCTACAGAGCAAAAAGCCGGTGCCCGTGCAGCCAGTGAGACACACGCTAAACGTGCGGGTGAAAATCAACGCGCTGATAGGGCACTTGTATCTGGCTATCGAAATCAACTACTCGAAACCATCCATAGAGTGAATTTTGATGGCGGCGAGCCGCCCAAATATGTCTGGCGAGACAAAAAAGAAATCAACCTTGAAACGGTTAATGTCATTCGTGAATCAGCCAAAATGGTGCCTGTTTCCAAGGACTACGTTTACAAGACTTTGGGCATTCCAAAACCTCAAAAAGGCGAAGAACTGTTAGAAATAACAGACGATGGGCAAGGCATCGCCAGCGCACCAAAACAGGACTTTTCGAGTGATAAACAGGGCGCTGACATCTCTGTTTTTGACGAGTTTGACCAGGCAACTGATGCCGAAATAAAGCAGATTTTTGAGTTTGCAAAACAAGCAAACAACCTCGACGAACTGAAACAAAACATCCTCAATGAGTTCCCAAATATATCTAATTCAGCCTTAGCAGAAGTCGCCACAAAGGCCCTTGAATTGGAGGTTTTACAAGGAATGAATGAGGCAAATCAACAGGAGATTTAACCTATGAATGCGATACCCGAAGGCTTTTTAAAAGATGGTAAAGGCAATTTAGTTGCACTCGCGAACGTGAAGCAAACTGACCTGATAAAAGACGAATTTGTCAAAAAAGCCATTGAACTTGCAGAAAAACAGCAACAGGAGCTTGCCGATTTTAAGCACCAACAAATGGAAGAAGCAGACGACTTTTTAGAGCTGCTAGCACAAGAGCATGGTGTAAATTTAGGGGGTAAAAAAGGCAATTTAACACTGCGTTCTTTTGACCATTCGTTGTCTGTGAAAATACAAATTCAGGAGCGAATTGAACTGGGTCCTGAGCTACAAATCGCCAAAGAAATGATAGATAAATGCATCAGTGATTGGACCGAAGGTGGCAATCAAAACATCAAAGCCATCGTCAATAAAGTGTTCTCTACTGACAAGCAAGGTACCATCAATCCGCAGCGTATTTTGGGTTTACGTAAGTTAGAAATCCAAGACGAATCCGGTAAATGGCAAAAAGCGATGGACATCATTGCCGAGTCTGTAACCACCATAGATAGCAGTCGATTTATCCGGTTTTATAAGCGAGATGAGCAGGGCGCTGATCAAGCAATCTCTCTAGATATAGCTAAACTCTGATATGTCCGATATCCCTTCCCAGTATGGCCAACTCGTAAAGTTCGACGAGGCCATTTCAAATCTAAAATCAAAAGTTCAAATACCCACGGAGTCTTACAAAGACTTACTTGGCCACATACATGCCCGCGCATTTACCGTTGCCGGAGCAACCAAAGCGGAATTGTTAAACGACTTATATAAAGCTGTACTTGCTGCGAATGAAAATGGTGAGACGATCACTGACTTCAGAGCGCGCTTTGATAAAGCGGTTTCAAAACATGGTTGGTCTTACAATGGAAAACGTGGTTGGCGTACGCAGGTAATTTATCAAAACAATAAAAATACAGCGCGGGCAGCTGGCCGATGGCAACAGCAAGAACGAGTAAAACATCGTAGGCCATATCTTTTATATTTAACTGCAGGTGACTCGCGAGTAAGACCGCAACATAGCGCGTGGAACTACATACTTTTACCAATTGAACATAATTTCTGGCACACGCATTATCCGCCCAATGGCTGGAACTGCAGGTGTAAAGTCGTGAGCTTGAGTAATGCCGACATTAAACGTATGGGTTTAACAATTACACCAGATTCAGCGCTTAAGAATTATCAAAAACCATTTACCGAAGTTGACCCAACAACAGGTGAAGAACTGGAGCGATTGCCAGGCATTGATCTCGGTTGGGATTACAATCCAGGTCTTGCATGGTTGGGTGCAGACAAAGCAACAGGCCAGATGTTAGCGAAACTCGATCACCAAATTAGAAAAGTTGCCACACCGATTTTTAATAACACCATTAATGAAGGACAAAGTTATTTTAAATCTCAAGTTGCGACGATTGCGGCTAAACAGTCACTTGGTAAACCAGAGTCTGGAACAAAATTGACGCTAGGGCACTTGCATCCAAATTTATTTAAAACCGTTTTGGATATCGCGCCCCAAACTAAAAGCACTTTGGTTGTCATCGATGAAGCCATGATAAAAACGGCGATTCAATTAATCGAGTTTGAACAAACTACACAGTTAATGAAGCTAATCCAAACACAAGCCGAATCCACATTTAACCACAGTGTTTTGCTGTATGTGGTAAACGGAATTCTTATCACCATTGAGATTGGCCCAGATATGAATCGAGTTGTCGCAGTTAAACAAGTTGATGTTTAAAGCGTATTTAAAGTCAGTTTAAAGGGCGTTTAAACGTTTTTAAAAATGGCGATTATTAGTTTAATTCTAAACGTATTGTGAGCAGGAATGAGCGCAGAATGATATGGAATGAGCGGGTTTTGTCTAAAAACAAATGTATTTTTGGTTTTTGGGATTTTGGCTCGAAAATTTATGAGGTCCAGTATTTATGGGGCTTTCAGAGGAATCGAAAGTTGAATTTCGTAGTTTGGTTAATTCTAGAAATGAACGACCCCTTACACTAACCATTGAGGTTGCTCCAGATATGAATCGAGTTGTTGTAACGCGCGTTTTGAAACTGGATAAAAAGACATATGAAATTGGACACATTTAATTATTTGCTGTGTCTCTTCAGATATGAAGGATTGAGAATATAAGTATGAACATTTGATAACCTTAGGCTTGCGATCTCTTAGTACAATTTTACAAGCCCTATCTAATAATTCCTTTTCGACTCCCTTTGTTTAATTATCTATATACTGCTTTCTTGCATTAGATTACCCATACTTTTACACTACTCAAAACAAAATCTATACTAAAAAAGGAATGCCATTGATTTACTCATGTCAAAGTTGTAGCAGAACTACATTTCATACGCAATGCTGGCACTGTATCGCTGCGAATGAAGATGAAAGCCCTCAAGAATTAGTACCGTTAAACGCTTCATTTTACAGCGATTTTCACTATGAGTCTAAAGGCTTCGTTAAGGACCTATTTGCGAAGAAAAAAGAGCAAGCGGGGCTTGATGATCTGCTTAAGAGGGTTCTAAAAAAGTACAATCAGCTACGAGAGCCGTATTTTTGTAACTTTGCTTATCTAATGCTCAGTGAGAATAAGTTAAATAACGAATGCGAACGTGAGCAGTCTAGTGACAAGATTTACTCACAGGTAGAACTATTCCAAGAAGTACTAGTTAGAAAAGGTTTTAGTGAACTAAATACGAAACCAGAGTTACTTTATAAACTCTTAGATACAACCCTTTTTCACTCGCGATATCTAAGCTTCAAAAAAGAAATAGAAAGACACTTAAAACCCGATTTAACTAGTACGATGTATTCTTGGATTGAAGAGACTGGCACCGATTTTAGGAATAACATGTGCCTGTTTTTATATACATTATGGGAAAGTAAAGTTTCTTACAAAGAGCTAGACTTTAATGATCGCGCAGAGAAAGATCGAAACCAACAGCTAGTTGAAATCGACACTTTTAGTAAGTTGATTAAGAAAGCTGAAAATATATTTAAGGATATTTTGGTTAGCAGGTTAGATGTAAAACTTTCTAACTTTGATTCTTCTAGTTTCGTGACGGTCCATTCACTAGATGCGATGAATGGCTTTGAGTTTGAGGAATTTCTAGCAAAACTCTTCATTGCGCTAGGCTATGACGTAACAGAAACTAAAAAAACAGGAGATCAAGGAGCGGACCTGTTTGTGGAGAAGTTTGGGAGGAAGGTAGTTATTCAAGCTAAAAACTATTCTGGAAATGTTGGTAATTCGGCTGTACAACAAGCATTATCAGCTAAAACCTTTTACAATTGTGACGATGCAATGGTTGTTACTAACTCATATTTTACTCATTCGGCAAATGAACTTGCTTCTGCCTCAGCCATAAAGCTAGTAGATCGTTCTGAGCTAATGAATTATCTAGATGACTATAATCAATATTTGATCGAGGCACTTTAAAATGCTCTTTGATAAGATGAAATCATCTAAATTCTCCTGAAAAGTATTGAGTTATGCATAATACTGCATAACTCCTACAGCGAACGTCCCTATAGCTGAAACCTAACCTCTTCGTGAATAAAATCAATGTCTCTATTGCAAATTCTGCCCATATAAGCTCATTTTTACCCAACGCCAATAGGAAAGAGGCTATGATGACACACAACATCAACTTCATTTCCATTGGTGTCGGTTATCTTGGTCCCCCCATTTACTGAGTAGATTAAGCTGTTATCGCCCCAATTGTTGCTACTGTACTTGAGGGAAATGGCATTGAACTGCAAATAGAATAACCCATTTTTCTTAATGAGTGACACCGCACTTTTAAAACCAAAATAACCATTAGCAGGTGGTGCGAGCTTAATAGGACTATGGTCGATTTGGCGTCCTTGTATGTTTGATGTTTTCCAGTTTGCATCAATACCCATAGTCTGGACCATGGAATAAACCGCGTAATTTGAGCGGTTTGGGTCAAGCCCAACCTGATTAGTGAGTGATGTCATTAGCCGATTGCCATAATGCACATCATGCGTGCTGCTAGACACTACGTACACACGGTGGCTTTCTATTGCGAAGTTATCAGCCATTTTCGTCATTGCTGCAGGACTTTCATAACAGCATAAAAACAATGCATTTGTGCTTGTGCTGATTTGATTGCTGATGTCATCCACGGTTAACTGCGTGATTGGGGCCCCAGAACTTAGCGTTGCTTCATTGATGATTGAAGCAGTCGCACTGAGGCATTTTTGGTTGAACCTAACAGAGTCATCCGTTGTATTGCATGCCAATAAACCTGCGATACCATGTGGGAAGGATTGTGCAAGAGAGGCGGGTGTTGTCACAACATCAATGCTCGGCACAATGTTAAATTCAGCGGTTAACGTACTAAAGTCGTGATAACAAATGGTTTGCCCCACACTTAAACCTTCAGTGCTGCTTGCAAGCACATAAAAATAATCACCCGTTGAATCAGAGCCAATCGTACACACGCGTAGATTTTTACCTGTCGCAGTGCAAATAAAGAAGGGGTGTGCTTGGCTAAACGTTTGCGTGCCATAGGTCTTAAATAGACTACTTGTCGATGAGTCATCACGAATTAATAGTTGCTCTGGGTCATTGCCTGTTATCGAAACACTGTTTATTTGCGTAGTGCGTGTATATGGCATCCGGCTTTTCCCTCTTAATTGGCCAGAAACCGCTTTATGGACGGCTTTATCAAAGTCACATGAATCACCCACGTTTAAGCGTACATCTTGTATTTGATCTGCATAAATTACATCGTGGTACTTATAGCGATGCAATGCACCAGAGCGCCCACTTTCTAGCGTGCCAGAGTGTTCCTCAATATGTACAAACGTACCAAGGGCGCTTGTTAATGCGTTTAATGTTGCATGACTGGTCGCACAGCCAAATGGATTATGCACTGGGTGAAAAACACCGCGATTCATACGCTGCACAATGGCCACTGGAATGGCGAACACGGTACGCTCGGCATTGGCGAACAGTCCAACATCTTGATTATATTTATCGGATTGAAGTGGGTGGTCGGGTCCAAATGCGAGTGTGTCGGCTTGAATATATTGTGGTGTTTCATTTCCATAGCCCAAATAACGCGATTGCCAGGGCAATGCACCGGTTTCTGTATTATCCCATTGGTCTCCAAAACCTGTGATGGTCATCAATTCAATCGTATCTTGCGCCAATCGCCCATCCGTTAAGCGCCTTATGTTGTTTTTGGGCTCAGCTAAATAAGCACGTTGTGTCGCTGGCGGTAAACTTGACCAAATGTGCTTGTGGTCGTTTACATCACTCCCTAAATAACGACTCCCCCCAAAGCGCAGATTTGCAAAAGGATATACGGTGTCAGAGGTGGTAATACAGTGCGTTCGTTTGACCAAAAGCACAACGTCCTGACGCGTTTTTATGACTTTGCTATTGGGGGTTTCACTGGCAAAGGCCACTTCTGGCGTAGTGTGTTGAATATACGTACTTTGTATTTCATCAAATGTTTGGGTGCCATTGGGGGCAGGCTCAAACACTGCTTTAATATGCGCACTATGATGAGTGGCACTGAGCGTAAATTGCACCCCATCGATGACCACGGTGGCATTGTTACCCAAATAAAGTGCATGTACTTCACTTTCTCGAGTGGCCAAGCCGCTATGCACCACATTATCAGGGTAGGTGCTTATTCCAAAATCGCAGAATCCAGACGCTTTATAAGTATGTTTTCGGTGCAGACGCAGTGCGTCAAATTGGGCCTGTGACATGGCATCAGGGTACGGTGCAATCGCGGTGATGTCGGCTTGCATCTGCTTAAGTGTTTTCACAGTGTGAGGGTGTCCGTCTAGGTCGATAAACTGCACGGTCCCCATATTTGTTTGCCACTCAATCATTGCTTTGTAGTTATCATTGACCATTTTTGAGGCATTATTGAGTGCTAAAACCGCCGTATTAAAATCCCCGGAGGTGGGTAATACTACGCAAGGTACTTGGCTTTGTGTGGCATTGGGCCAGGGCTTGATGAGCTCAATGAAAGTGCCATGTGTTGTGACATACGCCTTGGCGATTTCGATGGGCGCAAAAGCGCCAAGTACCAAAGCATCGCTTGCTCGTATGTTGGCCACACTTTGATTGTCGTTGATTTTGATGATGTTACTGCCGTTTGTGGCATTGGCATTAGATGAACTAAACCAGGTCATGGTGATTATCCTCGTAAGTAGATGACTGCAATTTTTTTGATTTGTGTGGATGATGTGAAAGTCACGGCATGCCGCGCTTGTGCAATGGTATAGGGGCGCTCAAAGTCTTGGTCATGCTGGCGCATGCCTTTGCCTGGCGTATCGCTTGAGCAGAGATAATCGCCCGCTTCAATATCGCCGCCTTGGCCGCATACATTGAGTACACCTTCACCCAAGGCGTTAAACTCAATGATGTCGTGACTGTGTTGGTGTTCTAAGAACTTTTGAAATCCCCTAAAGCCCGATAATGCAGCGGGCAGCGGTGAGGTGATGGGGTGCCTTGTGACAAATACGCCTCTTACTGTGCGCTGCGCTTTACGGCTAGAGATACTCATCTCACACATGGCATTCGACATATCAGATATATTGACCAGCGCCGTATCACACACTAAATCTCCAGGCTGAATGTCAACATCTTTAGCCATCAGTCCATCATGGGCCCCTGTGAATGGGCCAATGGCACCGCGGCGGGCATATACCGCATACGGACCAACTGAGTACGCAGTGATGGCATGACCGCTGGTATTATGCGGATTGCTCACTGACACCGTGCCAGGCGAGCCACTGTTTCCCACAAAACGAAACAAGGCCGGCCAAGTGGACGCATGCTCTGAACTCCAAACAAAGCCATTGCCGAACATCGCATGGGCCCTGAGCCCGTCATGATTGATTTTGACTTTTTGGTCACTCGCAGTGAGTTCATTGATAGTGCCTATGGCGGAGATGATACTATTGGCAATGACCGTGCCATCGACAAGTTGACTGCCATGAATGCGTAAAGTAAAACTCTCCCAGCGGCTTCCAGTAAAACGTTTGGTGGTTTGTATTTTGGGGTTGCCACTTTTGTGTATGGTGACAATATCGTTGGTCACAGCATAGCCGCCAGGGCAAGCTGAGTGCGCGGTGGTGTCTGACCAACCCCCTGTTGAGGTATCGGTTTCGTAGCGACCCGCACCACGTGCGCCAGTTTCACCATGTAGACCATCTTTACCGTCAAGCCCACGAATATCGTCTTCGGACTCAACCACAAAATCCCCCAGCTCTAATCGGCCGCGAAACACGTGAACTGGATTTGCAGGGTCACGGTTATCAATATAGGACGTAGGTATAAACGACTCGCCAACCATTACGCCCTGGCGGATAACATCACCCACCAAATCAAGGTTGCCGATGTGACCGTCATTTAAGCCAACCACGCCGGTAGCATGGCCTTGGTTGTTAATTAAAAAGCCGCCGCGCGCAATAAGCCGACCATCCTGTGTTTCAAAGGCTTGGCGAATATCTGAAATGCTGGCTGTGTCACCTGCAGTATTTTCAATTTGGAGCTTGCGAATAAACTCCGCGAGTGGGCCATCCACCCAGCTATGGCCTGCTGCAACACATAAAGCGGCATCGGTCTCACTCGTGAGATTGCCTTGCGCATCGATACAATAACCCACCGCAGCGCGGGTGTAGGTGATGGCGCTGGCTAACGTTGTCGAGTCACCTTGCGCTACTTTGGCCACCAAGTCTTGTCGCTGACTACTCAGCGCCGAATCAAGATTTGAGATAAGCTCGGTGGTGTCCTTAAAAGCAGACTCCGTGTTTGCGGCAAAAGCCGTGAATGCTTGGTCACGGACTAAGTTTGCGTGGTCAATGTCCGCAAAAGCATTGGTTACATCGCTAAAGGCGGCTTGTGTGGTGCGCGTAAATGCGGCAAAGCGCGCATCGCGTGTCACATTGGCTTGTCGCTCACCCGCAAAGGCTTTGGCGATGGAGGTGATAACCGCGCTGTTTTGTTGATGTATTGCGCCCAGCTCTAGTGTGTAACTCGCTACGCTTGCAAGCTCATCGGTGGTGGCTTTGAGCTTATCTTGTGCCAGGGCAAGTTTGATGTCTAATTGCTGCAGCTCGTTGTTTTGAAGTAAGGCGTTATAGGCGGTAATTACTTCATCGAGGCGCTTTGCATCCGCGCCAAACTGCAACCCTTGGACTTGCACAATACTCTGATTGATTTCACCTTTGATGGCATCGAGTGTGCTCGATACATTGGCAAACTGCTCATCCACACCGTCTTCTTGTGCGTTAAAGACGGTGATTTGGTCTTTGATGTAACCGGCAGCACCGGCGATAAAGCGCTCTGCCGCATTGGCTTTTTCAAGTGTGCCGTTGTCATAAAAAGATTGAAGGGCGGCGGTAACACCATAAACGGCATCAAAGGTGCTAATCGCCTGGCTTACTTGACTGGCGGTTTGATAGCCTCGACTGTCGACCAGTAACGTAGCTAAGCTCATAGAGCGCTCTACCACAGGGCCGTCTACCCACGAATGACCTGCCAGTTCGCATGCAACCGCATCTTGCTCAATAGTTCGATTGCCTTCGCTGTCGATACAATACCCCACCAGAGCGCGGGTAAAGCCTTTGGCCTCTGCAATGGCTTTTTGGCTTTCATGGGTAATTTCAGCGCGCAGTGTTTCAGTGCGTTCGCTGCTTGCTTGGCGCGCATTGGTAAAAGCCTTACCGAGAATATCAATACTAGCCGCGCTTTGGTTGTGCAGCGCGATGAGTTGGGTGGATTGAGACGATAGCGCACTGACGTCATCGGTAACTGCGGACAGTTTCTCACTGGCATGAGCCAAAGTAATCGCGTGCTCGGCTAAGTCTTTCTCACGTAAAAACTGGTTATACGCCTCTAATACCTGGTTTAAATCTTTGTCGGCCAAATCAAGCTGAATACCTTGTATTTGCGTAACCGATTGCTGTATTTCCCCAGCCAGTGCATCAATGTTGTGCTCAGCCATGGCCAGCTTTTGGTTTACGCCATCTTCTTCATTGAGATAACTGATAACCTGATTTCGAATGGTGGCATTTGCGCCATCTATCCAGGTCTGCGCCGCATTGGCTTTGATTATGATGTCATTGTCACTGAGTGCTTGCAGTACCGCACTGATACTGTATTGGGTGTTAAATGAATTAATGAGCGTTTGCACGTTGCTTTGGGTCTGATAGCCCAAACTTGATACCCACGCTGTCGTAGCGTATTGCGCCATGCGTCCTGTGCCTGCATCGAGCTCTTGTTCGAGGGTGGTGGTGCGACTGGTGATGTCTTTAAGGGCTAAATCATTGGCCCCGCGTTTGCCGATTTCAATAAAGTCGATATCACACGCGCCTAATTCAAACTGCAACCACGCAATGAGTCCGGTAAAACCCGCCGTGCCGGTTGCATCAATTTGGATAACTTCCCAATCAAAACTTGCAGGCTCGGGCAAAAACAATGCGCCACCTTGAAATTGAATGCGGCCAAACCAAGTGCTGCGCTCATGTTTGCGCACACGCAGCCTAAACATGGGATTGCCGATGGCATCGAGCGAGATAGCCGGGCTAAAGAGTGTGCTTTTACACACCAAGTACCCAAGCACATGGTGACTTTCAAAGCCTGCAAAGCCCTCGGCACTGCTGTTAAACTGCCAGCTGTAGGCAGGCGTGAGCGCAGCTAGGGCACCGGCAATTTGGGCGTTCACTTCAGCGAAGGTGGCGCGCTGTAAAATCTGGCCTGCCTGCAGCTCGATTTGTGCACGGGCATCTATGAGCTTTTCTTCGCTTTGTTTTATGCGTCGAGACTCAAAATTAATACGCGCATGGGCGCCATCCATCAAAGACACCGCTTCACTAAATTGCGTATCCGTGTACGAAAAAGCCCGATTCACAATGGTGCCAGACTCCGCATCCACAAACACCGCCGCATCAATCAAACGCTCATTGTTTAAGGTCCTGCGCTCATACTCATTACGAAAGTTCGTATAACCAGCCGTCACATCAAACAGGCTTTTTTGCATGTCAGTCACCGCCAACGCAGTTTCATCGAGCTTGATTTTATTCAGGGCTATTTGCGCCGGAATGCCTTCAACAATGGAATCATCCAAGACTTGGGTGATATCTTCCAAACCTTGAATTTGTGCAATGTTTTTGGCAATCAGAGCGGGGAGGTTGTTTTCAGTCTCAGGGCGCAGTCTGTCTACTTGGGTGTTTAAGTCGCTTATTAAGTCTTGTGCTTCTTGGCTTAACTTCGCCAGTGGCATGTCGTTAATAAATTCAGTTAAATCCACCTCGGTTGTGGTGGCGGATATCTGCACCCAATCACTGTGGCCTAAATGGTTCACGGCACGACATTGAAAGTGATACTCCGTTACAGGCTGTAATCCAATGCGGGTGTATATTTGCGAAAATACAGCGGGACTTTGCTGCGGTGCATCATTGGAGCCCAAGAACTGCCATTCGAACTGAGTACCAATTCCCATTGCAGGCAAAGTCGCAGTGAGGGTAATTTGGTTATAATCCGCCACAAAAGAGAGTGTAGGGTTAACCGGCGCAGAGACACTAAATTGAATGGCCACAGGCGCTGCGCGCTGGCCAAAAATGTTCCTGGCATACACTTTGGCGGTATAAGTCCCAAGAGCGAGCTTTGGGATAAGCGCCTGCGTATAGGTCACTTTCTCATGGTAAATACGCATCCCACTTTGATAATACTCGATATCGTATTCGTGCACGGCCAACGGGGTTGGGTGTGCCCATTTCAAGATACCATTGCCATCTACATCCACGATGACTTGTACATCAACAATGGGCGAGGGCGGTCCTGTCACATAGTCACTGTTTGGGGTGATATCTGATGCACCAGGAACTAAGTCATCGGCCCAAAGCTGCGGGCTGTCTTCTATGCAGGTGAGGGTAATACCGCCATCTAAACGAAACTTTCGCCCCACCACGCGATACACCTTTTTAGTGATGTGCTCTTTGGGTAAGTCCACATACACGGTGCGACCCACAGCCGCTTGCAAGGCTTTGTGCTTCAGTGGTAGCTCGATGGAGCCCAGTCGCGTTTGCTCTAAGTGAATTTTGGCCAAGCGCTGGGCCGTAGTGGCACTTCTAACAAAGGGCAGGGAAATCGTCGTTTCAAGTAATTGAGTGTCTTTTGCAATGTAACCCTCTGCCCGTATTGGCGGAGCATCAGTGCGCTCATAATGTTGATTGGGGTCAGTAAAGGTGGCACGCACGACATTGGCTCTATCACGCAGGTCCGCATGCCATTTGATTTTAACGTTGCCCATCACATCAGATTGGTTAATCGTATAGGTGGGGTTGCCATACCAAGCCCCGACACGCACAAACCACTGGCCCATCTGGCGAAAAATTTTCCCTGCAAAGCAGCGCTCTAACTGATTTAAAATCTCAATGGGTTTACTGGTAAAACGAAAGGTGCCATTGCAGGTATAGCGCGGCTCGTACCTATCCACGCCGTCGCTGTCTTGATAGGCGGCGTTTTCATCACACACATTGGCTGCGGCAATCCACCAATTAAGCGGAATACGATGATAAGGCACTTCGTGCGCCCCATAAAAACGAATGTAGTGCAGGGCGCAGAGCACCGCATTTTGTGACCATGCCCAAGTTGCAGAGTCATCGGGGTGTTGCTGACTATCGCGTGGGTCCCAAAGGCGAGTGCCACGAATTAAAAACTCACAGTCGGATATCCCATCAGGGAACACTTCTCGGTTGTTTTCAAGCTCTATAAACACATGGGCCTGACCAAAGCCCACATGCGCATCCGTCCAGCCAGCCATTTTAGACACGGCCTGGCTATTCGCTGATGTGTGATTACCATCAGATAGGGCATAGTCCCAACTGTCCTCGGGATAATCTGAAAGCGGCTTATTAGCAATGTAAACTTCTTCCAACGCATCAATGGGCGCACCATTGATTAGCACAATTAGCTGCACCCATTTCTTTTCATCACGCTCCACAGTGGCTTGATGGGCAATCACACCGCCTACACGGTCGCGCCCAAAGGTGATACGCCGTGGCTGGTCAATGCCTTTTTGTAGTCCCTTCGCAAGTGTTGCATAGTCGGTTTCTGGCACATCGGGCGTGAGGCTATCCCACAGCGCGCCCACGGTTTCATCCCAAATCTTTTCAGAAAGACCAAACGGGTCGGCCAACTCATTGGCAATGTCCGCAACCTTACCCATGCGCACCTCCAAAAGCAGGCAGTATCTGGGAATAACAAGAATTGACCGCGCTCATTTCCAGCACACTTAAGCCAATATCAGTGACGCAGTACACATTGTTCATGCACACAATGCCGCCAACCAAGTCGCCTTCAAATTCAACCAAAGCAATGTCACCGCGCTGGGCATAGGCTATGTCAATGGGCTTTAAATGGTGTTTAAACACACTTTGAATATCTGAAAAGCCCAAGCGTGATAATCGCCGCTTTGCGCCAATCGCGCTCTTATACCGCCCACGAAAATCTGCGGCCACATCGACGCCGTTGACCACCTTCAACCAATCGGCCACAAACAAACAGCAATCAAAGGTGCCAAAGCAAAACGCTTTGTCTTCGCAGGTATCTAAATAACGCTGCAAGGCAAGGGGGCGCGTATTATGAGTTCGAGATTTAGTAAGCGCATTAGGGCAAGTGGACACCATCACGGCCTCCCACTGGGGAACCAGGTTGGGTATCGGGTAATACCGAACTGGTTGCCTCACTGTGCTCACTAAAGAACTTATCCTCGGGATACAGGGCGATTTGTGTGGCGTGATTCCAACGCTGATGAACCCGCGATTGCTTCCAGCGCTCAGACTCACCCGCAACAGATAACATCACTTTACTGACTTGGCCGCGCTCTACATCACACACCACGATATAGCCACTTTCTAAGAGCTGGGATTGATTGACCCGATAATGCTTATCGACCGTCACCAAATAGATTTCAACGCCCGCACCAATGGGGTCGTTTTCGGCCACTTCACCCAAAATCGCATCACTTTGGGTGTGCAAAGACAAACGAATACGGGCCGCATCGTTTTTATCATTGGCAGGAATTTCCCCAATGCGCCCAAGCATGCCAAGGCCAAACCAAGTGCGACCCAAAAAGCGCCGCTCACCAACACCGGTATGCAATAACACATCGCCACTTTTAAACGCCAAGCGCACAAAATAACGGGGGCGACACTGGGCAAGCTCAGCCACCAAAGCTCGATTTAACGCTTCCATTAAAACGCCTCCCGACCTTTGATTTTCCAAGCTGTCACAAAGCCGTTTTTAACCTGGGCTTCTGCTAAACCTTGTTTGTTATCCAATAAACGAAACACGCCAGCAGGGCGTCTAAAATAGACTGGGGTATTACTGGCAGGAATTTGGCGCATGGGCGATTCAAACTCAAGCGTACACGCGCCATGACTATCAACCATCACATCCGCAGTTAACACTTTAAGCTCCGCGTTTTCACCCACACCAATCTGAATACGATTACCCGCTTTGGCATACACGCCATTCACAGGCAAACCAGACACGTCCAACACATTGCCATCTTGATAAGGCTCTACAACACGGGCAAAACTGTCTAGCTCATCCTGTAAAAACCGATAATCAAAACACAAGAACTTGCCAACTGCACCACGACACTTGGCCAAGAACGCATCCAACGTCAACGCATCAGACTCAGATACATTGGCAAGCTCAATCTCAAATTCCCAATACGCGCCCTCAAGGTCATACACCTCAGAGGCATGATTGGTTTTACTGACGTGCAAATGACTATTGGGAACCAGCCGAAAAACGCAACGTTTTGGGGGCTTAGGTAGGGGAAGGTGCTCCATATTTTTTATCGCTCTTTGCTTTACTGTGTGAGCGAGTTTAAAAAATTAGGCGCCGGGATTTAGGTGTAAAATGTTTTACATTGAAATATTGAATTCGCAATATAAACCCATATAACGTATTAAATATTCGCCCATATTTAGTATTAAGGAGAAATAATGACGGGCTTGGTTTTAGAATTACAACGCGATGCATTAGATAACGAGGTAGACGTAGCTAATCTATTAAGAAAAGCTTTAGTCGTTTCAAGAAAGCTTGGCATTGAAGATATTCAGTTGTGGTTATCAAGGGAGTTGGGAGGCTATAAAGATGTTCAACCTGACGAAATACCGCATTATAGGAAAGTCGCCGGAGAAGTTAAGGCATTCAATGAATTCCATGGCTGGCAAACAGTTCATATAGAAAATACGAAGCTGGCAGAGCAGCTTTCTAGTAGAGTTATAGGGCAACCCGTAAGTGAATTGCCAAAATTGATGAGTGAAGATGGCAATAAAATGCTTGTTTTACCTTTTAATCCAAACTCTAAAAAAACATTCATGAGTATTATGAATTACCCAGCAGAGCCTGCATTTTTTTTTAGTGCCGCACAAATACAAGGGATCTTAGATGCAGTAAGAACTCAGATCTTAAACTGGGCTCTAGAACTGGAAGAACAAGGTATAACAGGTGAAGGGGTCAGTTTTTCACGAGACGAGAAGCAAGCAGCTAGCCAAGTAACGTATCAAATTACTAATAACATTCACAGCATGAATAATTCTCAGCTACAGCAAGATTCTGCAGGGGCTTCTCAAAACCTAACCGTTACATATGAGAGCAAAGAATTATTAAAACTAGTAGAAGAACTTAAGTCTAGTATCGAGCATCTGGAGTTGAGTAAAGAAGCAAAAAGCGAGCTATCAGCAGAAGTAGCTACCATCGAGATGCAATTAGCTTCCCCTAATCCTAAGTCAATGATTATAAATGAGTCATTAAAATCTAGTAGAGCCATTTTAGAAGGTATAACGGGAAGTGTTTTGGCTACAGGTCTGTTGCAACAGATTATCGCCTTTGGCTGATTGAAAATGATTTCTCGATATTCAGTATTAAATTGTATCGCTACGCTCATCAGAAATAAAGGAGAGTAAATGTTTAGAATTAATGATTCGATTGTGTTTCAGGGAAAAGAGTACACTATTTCAAAATTTTTAGGGCAAGGAGGTATGGGGTATGTTTTTTCCATTGAAGAAAAAAATGGAAACTCAAAGTTTGCTTTAAAGTCACTTCAACATTTCTTACCAGACGATAATAACTACCGCTCCCTTATCAACGAATGGGCACAAGCTCAAAAAATCACTCATGAAAATGTCATTTGCTACCGCGGTTTTCACGATGGGTTATCTGAACCAAGAACACCTTACCTTATAATGGACCTAGCTGAAGATGGTTCATTGGAAGATTTTTTGTTATCCCAAAACGAGTTTATGGAAGAGAGTGTTTGTTTGGAAATATTTCATCAAATAATAGATGGAATGGAAGCTGTGAACAAATTCTTAGTACATAGAGATATTAAACCAGATAACATTTTTATTGAAAAAGGTGTATTTAAAATCGCCGATTTTGGTTTAGCAAAAATAGCTGAAGAAAAAACACGTTCTAAAACATTTAAAGGATGGGGAACTGATCCTTATATAGCTCCTGAAGCTTACAGAGCGGAAACCAACACAATTCAGATGGATATGTACTCTATTGGTCATGTGTTTTATCAAATAGCCGGGATGCGACATGCTTACGGAACACCTGATGATTGGGAACAAGCTCACTTAACCGCCGTACCTAAAGCTCTGAATACCGTAAATGCTAATATATCTCCAAAAGTATCTGCTGTTATCAATAAGCTGATGGCGAAAAGACCACATGCTCGTTTTAAAACGTGGGACGAGGTTAGGCAAGAGTTAATTTGTGCCTCTCATAATGTTGGTGATCATAAATCAGCAATTGATAATATATTGCAAAAGAAAATATTGAGAGATTTAAAAGCTGAAGAGACCCTGTCAGCAGAAAAAAGTAAAGAAAAAGAGCTTAAGAGAAAAAGTGATATTTTAGACTTTCAGTTCAAAAACGAAATCATTCAGCCATTAAACGAGTTTGTTGATGATTTCAACAAAGTTTCTGGTTCTGGCTCAACAATGAATATGAATAAAGTTTCAGCTAAGGGAGGTTTAGACTTAACTAGCAACATTAGATTTGACCAAAAGAGTGTAAGAATATGGTTTCACAAGCTAGATGATTCTGATGTAATAAAGAGATATGTTGGCGGTTTGAGGAGCGAACATAAGCTTCTGTTGAGGAAACCAACCCTACACGGTAGAGATATTTTAGCTTGGGGCGGGATAGTTTCATCTGATAAGAGAGGCTTGAATATTTTATTGGTAGCATCTGAAAATGATGATTACGGCGATTGGTTTTTACTAGAAAACACACATTCCGCATTTGCACCTCCTGATGATAATAAACCAGAACCATTTGCATTTAGTTCTAGAGAGCTAGTTAATGAAATACAAAATATAGGGGTTATGCACATATATTCTCTAAATGTATCACCATTGGACATTGATAGTATTGTTGACTTCATTTCCAATGCTTTTTAGATTTGTCATCTCATAATTACATTCAAATATTGACTAACCTTTATCGGGTAAAAGGAAATTCAACATAAATTGATCCTTAAAAAACTGTTAAAACATTAAAGTATTTAACTTGAAACGAGCCTACACAGTATATGAAATCGCTCTAAACACTGCCCCTCGAGAGCTTATGCTCTCAACCACCACAGCCTCAATCTGCCGAGCAATGTTTGCACCGATCACATTACTTTGCTCGGCGTTTGCTGCACCTTCTACTGTGATCTGATTTGTAATGTTAATCACCATATTTTGGCCTGCAGCTTGGCGGTTGCCTGTATTGTAGTGTCTGGCCATATGGCTGATTTCGACGTTTTGTTTTGGTGAAAGGACACGTTCGCCGCGCTGTAGTACGTAAGTACTTTCATTTGGTACGTAGTCTAGGCCGCCGTGCGCGATACCTGCGGGTTGCTGTGATTTTATCATCCGAACTTGTTGCATACCCATGGCAATGGCCGCAGCTGCCGCAGCGGCACCTAGGGCTGGGCCGACGATTGGAATAGGGGCCAATGCCGCGAAAGACCCCGTTGCAGATTCATAGGTTTTGATTAAGGCTTGAGTAATAGCAAAAGCTTTGTAGAGTTTAAACGCAGTTTTGCTTTGCCCAGCCATCGCTTTAAAGCCTGCAGCGCCAAGGCCGACTACTGCGGACGTTTTCTCCCGGGCGTTTTTCGTCTCCCAGTTTGCAAACTCCATTAAGTGTTGTTGCATGGCACCGGTATTACGGGTGCGCGCCTGCATCAATCGTTCTTGGTGTGCGTGTTCATCGGCTTCACGTTGGCTATGAAAGCCTCTAGCCGCGTTCAGTTCTTGCTGGCGCTCTAGGTTTCGAATTTGATTGTCGGCGTTGTATTTGATTTCGCCGACTTCGTCATTTGCTGCAAGGCCAAGCATGCTCCTGCGTTTGGCATCGATGCGCGCTTGTTGTTTGGCTTCTTCGACGCGTACTTGGCTATCATAAGCGGCGAGGGCTTCGCGATTGGTGAAGCCTTTGATTTGCGCGATCCGGTCTTCTAATTCTTTACGTAAATCATTGCGGCGTTTTTCTTCTGCTTGGTTTTGGAGGCGCGTTTTTTCAGCTTCGCGCTTTTTGATTAGGGTTTGTTGGTCAGCATCCAGTTTTGTATCGAGCTGCTTTAAAATCGCGTCGTATTTAGCTTTGTTACCTAAGTCGTTTTCGCGTGCTTGAATGACCATTTCTTTGCGCTTTTTATAGCTGGCTTTTAGCCTGGCTTCTTCACCCAGTAGTGAAAGCTGCAGCTGCTGAATGTTTTGGGGTAGGGCATTCGTCGCTTGTTTGGCATTGTCTGCTATTTGCTTCCAGTCCAGCGCTTTGAGGTTTTGTTGTAGGTTTGCGGCTTGTGCAGCAGTTTTCATGGACTCGGCGCGAAGCTTTGCTTGCTCGTTGATGTAGCGCTCAATGCCTGCGATTTGGTTTTGATAGGTGAACTTAGCGCGGTCACTGCCCGCATTATTCATTTGCTGGCGCAGTTGTTTAATGCGTTTGTATGCGTTTTCAATGTTGTTTGTGTAGTTGATGGTTTGCTTTGAAGCCGAGGCAATTTGCGCTTTAGCGCTGATATTACCTACTGAGTTAAAGGCATCACCTAAGTCATAAAGGTGTGTTTCAAGTCTTTTTGAGCTGGTACTGGCTTTATCGCCTTGAGTAGCAAAATAGGCAATGGCTAAACCCGCGGTAACGGCCAGCCCAACAGGACCACCCAATAAACGCATTGCACGACTTAGCACTCGGCTAGACACCGCTGCTTTTTTAGAAACCGCTGAATAAGTGGCGGTTGCCGCGTTTAATTGCTTTTGCGAAAGCGTTGCACGTTGATTTGCACTGGCCAATTGATGGATCGCTTTGGCTCTAAGTGTTGTATTATTTGCCATGGCCAGTTGGCGCTTAGCAGCTGCTTGTTCTTGCACGGCACGTCGGTTTGCTTCTAACGCTGCGCGTTGTTGTGCTGCAGCTAACTGTAGCTCCGCTTGCAGTGCTTTGTGTGTTGCTAACGTTTTTGCTGTAAAGGCTGCAGTCGCATTCGCAGCACTCCCCGCCAATTTACTACCCATAACAATCGCCAAAGCCGTTGCCGAAGTAGTTAACCCTTCAACCAATTCTTTGTTTTCGCGTAGTTCTCGCATTCCAGCGGTCACAGCATTGGCCACTTCAACTACTGCAAAATTCACGGGCTTTTCATACTCACGAATAAGGCGCTGATACTCGTTGCTCATTTCAGCGAACGAGGCATTGATTTTGCCTTCAGTGGCTTCTGCTGCACCGGCATACTCGTTGAGTGCTTTGATTAAATAGCGTTTAAACATTTGGCTGGTGATACGGCCATCGTTGACCAGTTGCCTAAAGCCACCTGCAGCCACGCCCGCTGCTTTATCAAGCTTTTGTAAAAGCCCAGGCAATGGTTCGGTGACTTGGTTGAGTTCTTCTGCACGCAATACGCCTGCGGTCATACCTTGTGTCATACCAAACAAGGATTGCTCAAGTTGTACGTTACTCGCGCCCGTTTTAGCGGCAGCATTGGCCATGCCTTCAAGGATTGCTTTGCCTTGTGTCTGGGTCACAATGCCGACTTGTTGCAGGTTAAGGATTTTCGAGTAGGAATCTGCAAGGGTGGTGTATTGGGTATTGAGCCTATCTGCGGTTTCAAATAGATAGTTTTGTACTTGTTGATATTCACGCGTAGAATCGGTCAATCCTTGCAGGCGTATGTCTAATTGCTGCGCGGCTCCTGTATCGCGAATAAACATGGCGGCAGTGCCAATGGATGCTACACCTGCGAGGGTTACCCCCAATAACTCATAGCCGGATTGTAATACGCCAAGTTGTTTACCCATGGCGGTTTGTTGCTGCATTACTCTTGCCTGACTTGCGCCTAAGCGTTGATTCGCAGCGACCTGATTTTGAATTGCATGAGGCAGCCGGTTTAAGTCTTGGACGTTTTTGTGGGTGCCGGCGGTAACGGCTTTACCGTCATACTTTAAGCGAAGCGCTAGGTTCAATTGGTTTTTCATCGGGTCGCCTTAGTAATCCTATTACAGTGCGCTCTAAGAATTGGAGCTTGTCAAAATCAGTGGGGGTGAGGGCAATGTCGGTATAGCGCCAAGCAATTTCTGCCCTGGCATAATCTAGGGCCAGCTCTATGCCATCTTTGCAGTATTGCCATTGGGTATTGGCCGTTGAGAGCGCTTTAACAGCCATCCAGTTTTGTGGGAGTACGTATAAATCTGCTTTGCTATTTTCAACCTCAACCGGCGCACCAAAATGGGCTAAATCATCGTCTAAGTGTTTGCTGTGTGTTGCTAGGTCGCCCACAAACCACCTAGCAACGTCGATTAGTTTTTTTCTTGTACTCGATACTGCGCATTTATACACTCGGCAGATAGCCGCCCAGTAATGCCGCCAAAACACAGCATTTCGTCTAGTACGTCTTTTGAAAAGGTGATGTCTTTGCCTTCATCAATAAAGCCATCCCAACCAATCAGTAGTTGCTCAACGATGGCTTTATCTGTTGTGCTTTGCGGATTTGTGAGCGTTTCAATGTCGTTTTCAGGCACCAATTTAATGTGCGCGTTGAACTTAAACTCTACGCCACCATACTCAAAATGAATGGGCGCATGAATGGTGGCGTCTTTTAATTTAGATAACTTTTTTAATTTCATTTGGATCACTCAAATACTAAGGTTAATTCGTCAAAGCCACTGTCTGAAGGCACCAGCTTTGCGTCCAGTTCGTAGCCTGTGAGCTCGCTTTCTAAGCTTGCATACTTGGGCGTTGGCATTTGAAAACGCCCTAACAGCGTTACTTTGTTGCCTGCGCCTTGTCCGTGGTTAAACTCAAAAGGCTGAATGCTCCCAGCCAATTCAAACGGGTTGAAGATGGACAGGGAATCGCTGGTGACTATGATGTTTGCGGTAGACTCATGGCCCGTTATAAGGATTTCTTCATGATTAATGGCACGGTCAAACACCACGTTGTTACCTACGTCGATAGTCAATTTGTGTAAGGTGCGCGCAAGACCATTGAGCTTGAATGCGCTGCTATTCGTTACGCCCAGCGTTGAGGGCTTTTTCCAACGGGACCAATCCGTGGCAGGAGGGGCGCTGGATTGTATGGGTGCACTGAACAAACCTTTAAATTGCCAGTTAATCATGGGCTGGCCTTTTTCAAGGTTAATGCTGAACGTGCCTAACATCTCAGAGATTTGATGTGTGTTTTGCCCAAAGCGCATTAAACACGTGGCTTTGGTGGCAGCGCCTTTGGTGAATGTAACCGCATTGGCACTGGATACTTGCACCATGCCGCACGCCAACAGCAGTGGCGCTATGGCGGGGGCAGAGCCTGCGCTGCCACTCATGGCCAAGGGCGTTTTAAAGTTCAGCGTCACATGCTCGCCATAGATAATCTCCATGCTCGCGCCAGAATACGCGCGCTCTATGTCGTCTTTTTCGGTTTCGGCCTCAATGTTAAATTCCACTTCACTGGCGTATATCGCATGGTTGCCAGTGAGGGTGGTGCCGAGTGAGTCGGCCATAATTAGCCTATCTTTAAATCGCCAGCTCATTTGCTTGCTCCTGGTTTAATGGTATCGCCATCGAGAATAAAAGCACCAGCGGCATTGCTGCGATTGCCACTTTGTTTAAGGGCGTGTTGCACTTGCTGTGCAATCTCCGTTGGGCTGCTCGGTTTTGGTGGTTGTTCGTCTGCTTTATTGGCTTTCATGTTGGTTCCTTGGTGTTGATGGTTATGTGCCCACTCACTGAAAACTGGCACTGGTAAATGAGGTTATTGGTTTGGACGTTGAGCTCAACCATACGACCTCGATGCAGCTTAATGGGCTCATAGGGCGTAAAGGTAAGGCCAGCCAGCGCCGTTTTGACTCGCTCGCGGAGTGTTTCAATTCGCTGGTCGGTTTTTCTATTTGCGCTAAGACAAGGGATAACAATCATCACCGCAAACAGTTCCGTTACGGCATATTCGTCTTGGCCTGTAATGCTGTTCGTTGGCTGATAGTCTTCATCGAGTGGCAATACATATAACAAAGGCGCTTGCACGGGTTTACTGCGCGCCTGGTTAAAGTCTTGTGCAAAACCCACTTTGGCAATGCGCGCGTTATTTAAAGCCTTTTCAATGTGGTTTAAATCAAAATTAAACATGCTTTAAACTCCGTTTAAACCAGCCAGCCCGTAAGCGTTTCAACAATGGCACCGGCTTGATATTGCTCTATGCCAATGATTGGGCGAGCAGGGAGTGTAATGGCATGGCCACGGCCTGTTTTGCCCCCAAAGTGATGTATGGCAGCGTATTCTTCACCCAAGCCATGCACCAATTCATCGCCCTCAACATTGTGTGTGACAGAGCCAGCTAAGTTACGTTGGTCGGTCAGCGTTAATCCTTTGCGCGCTTTTGCGGCTTCTGATTGTTCCCAGCGAGTGCCATCTGGTGCCAGTTCGTTTAAAAAGCGGGTTGTCACGTCCATATCTAAAAATGCGCCAATGTCATCCAACACATCTTCAGGGACTTGGCTTTTACGATTGAGCACTTGCAACTTCTCTAACGCATCGCCCGAAATATCAATGAATACGCCCGCCATGACTTAGTACCTTTGCCAATCAAAGTTGCTAGCCAAAGGCTTGGTTTGAATAGGGCCAGAGGCCATAGGCGAGGGCGCTTTAATTTGAATGGTCCCAGATTCAATTTTGCCAAGCTCTAGCATGGCGTTTTTACGCCTGGTCATTAGCCCTTCGTCGGCATCGTTGTTACATAGCTCATAGCGCATCAAGTCGGCGGCAATACCCAGCAAAGGGGAGGCATCCACTTCAGCTTGTGTGAGTTCAAGCTTTGCCACATAACCCATGATGGTGTTATTCACGTTAGTTGAAGCGGTGTTAAACCAGTTTAAAAGGGTGGTTTGAATGTCTGTTTCTGGTGTGGCCAACAAGGCTTTGTTTAAATCATCTTCAGTGATTTGCTGGGCGTCATACGCAAGGGCAAATGTGCCATTGGCAAACTCCAGCAAGCGACTTAACCCAATTGTACTGATTGTGTGCTGTGCATTTACAAACATCGTGTTGTCCTTAAGGTAAAGGGGCCGAAGCCCCACAGGGAGTTAATGGCTAATTAGGGTGTAAGTAGATTGGTTAAAATCATGCCGTAGTCTTTTGCGATAGAAAGCTCTTTGACCTTTTCACCCACCATCACTTCAATGGCACCATCAAGGCCCGCAGCCACATCACGCCTACCAGATATCCGGTCGCCAAATTGGGCCGTAAAGGCAAAGGTCATACGGCCATTGTTCGCACTGGCTAATGGGTCGGAGCGAGTCAGGCTAATGTGGTCATTGCCCCATGCCTCAATAAAATTGGGGGTTTCGCCTTTTTTGGCCGTGTTTACCCAAGCTTCACCTACGTGCACTTTGTCTATGCCTAAAGTGTCCTGGATAAACCCAATAGGTACGAGGCCGCTGTCACCCAGTGAGCCGTTATACGCTTTAATCACATGCTTACATGAGCGCAGCTTAGTTAGGATTTTGCGAGGTAACGTCATGTGATTTGGCGTAACTAACATGTCATCTATGAGCTCTTGAAAGAACTGCAAAATATCGAGGTTGTCATCATCTAAGAATTTTAAACCTCCTTTACCAAGTTCATAGTGATAGCCGTAGTTGGTGGGGTCTTTAAATAACTCGGCCACGCGAACTTCGCGCGCTAACAGCATTAAATCAGAGATACCTTCGGTGGCATGATGTAACGGGTTGTAGTTATGTGGCGCTTCTTTAATATCTGAATTTGGCACAACATCCGAAAGACCATGATCTTCGCAAGATGCGCTGCCTTCTTCGGTGGTAAATTCAACCTGATTAATGGCAGACTTACGGCCAACACGCGTATTTGGGATGGTCATACGTTCAGCTTTGTCGTAAGTGCGATACTGAAACGTGCGCTTGCCAACTGGTATGCGGGGGCATACGTCGTCTGCAATCATCCGCCTGTTGTGATACGCAATGGCAATGGCCGTTTGCTCTATGTCTGGGGTAAAGGGCATTCCGTGACTCATCATCTCACTCCTATTTCACGATTAACTGAGGGGTAACAGTGGTTGTGCCGATGGTTCCAAGCTTGCCGCTTTCTTGGGCAACGCCTATGGTCCACACTTCGGCATCTTCAGTTTTGGCACTCATATCCAACTTGATGGCTCTGCCTTCAGTGTCGGGGACCAGCGTATCTCCTGCGAGAATGTCACCGCCGTACTCAATACTGGCCAGTTGTGTCATAACGACATCAACTCGCCCTGATATGTTCTTCCCCCATTCAGTCACACCCGCAATGGCGATATCGCTACCAGAGGCTTGCGTCACTTCAAAGTCAGCGCCGGTATAAACAGCGACTCTAAACTGTCCAACGTCGCCAGAGGCCGTAAAGTTTTGAATAAATCCAGGATTAGCCATTGCTATCCTCCTTTTTTACATGGCTAAGGGCTGCGCTCACGCTAACCGTAATGCCTTTTTGAGACTGCGCGTGCTGATATTCCATCGCTCTTTGAGCCAATGCATCAGCCGAGTTATCAATCTCGGTTTCTTCGTTGTCGTCTTTGCGGCTGAACTCTTTGGTAAGCCCACTTTGCTCGGGCAATGAAAGCAGCAAGGTTTTAAAGTACTCAGCGGGATTGGCTGACGAGGTTTGGTTGCCATCACTTGCGGCAAATTCAAATGTGTTGGCACTGTCTGTTTCAAGGTGGGCCATGAATTCGGCCAAGCCATCTGTTTTGGTGATACGCGGGGCATTGCCACCATTGACCTTGGTATCAATAAACGTTTGCGCATCAAACTTACGTTGGTTGAATTCATGTTCAGCGTTACGCTTGTTCGCCGCGTCCAGTTTGGCCTGCAATGCTTTCTCGGTGTCGGTGGGTTCGTTTTTAGTTTTGTCACTCACTTCTTGTTCCTCGGGGTTATTGGAAGGGGCGCTAAAGGCATGGTTGCCTGTGCGCTGTTTGTCTTGTTCGTGTTCAGCGATGATGGTTTTGCGGTTAAGCCAGTCGGCTTCCCAATTTGGAATGAGGCGGTTTGCGGTATCTAGGTCGTGCTGCTCAATCACCCACTCACGAAAGTGACTCATAAAGTCGGTAACTAAACGCGCGGTTTGCATTGCAACATCTTCAACGCGCTCGCTGGCTTCATTGGCTGCAAACTCAAATACAGCGCCTTTCGTGTCTTCGTTAAATTGCCAGGGCATGCCAGCAACAGCGGGAGCTTTGCCACCCAAGTAACCAACGTGACCCAAAAAGTAGTTACCAGGTTCTCCCTCTAAACGCACACTGCGATTGGGGTAACGTTTTGCTTCGACCGCATCTGCAAACTCAGTAGCTACGTCTTCGGCTTTGGCAAACAACTTACCGTCCTCGACTTTTAAGTCGCTAACCCAACCCCATGCAGGGTCGTTAGTCTTAGGGTGCCCAATGACCAAAGGGCTAGTCTTAGGGATAAAGTTTGTGACCACAGAGTCTAAATCTGCGGCGGTAAACTCTTGGGTATTGCCATTTGAGTCGGTGTGGGTGCCGGCAGTAAAAATCTCGTACCAGTCAAACTCAGTGTTTTCCATTGTGGGTGCTCATCGTTGTATCAATGAGCTCAGAATAGCGGTGGAGGAATAAGAAATTAGGCGTAAAATGTTTTACATATTAATTACCTAAGATACTTATGTAAGCAAACAAAATTAACTTACAGAATTGATACACAACTGTTCAATGTCATTTTTGAAATTTTTTTGTGCTTTGAGGAATTTAATTGCCCCTTCTTCAATTCTGCCTTCATAGTCTGCATCAACTTTGTAATAACTCATTTTGAATTCCCTTAAAGAGCTTGCAGCTCTAGAATGTTCAAAAATTGAGTCGATTTTCGGAGCCATTATAAATTCATAAATAACGAAAATTCCTTTTTTGTCAATAAGTTTATCAGTGAATGTAGGCGCTAGCCTTGAAAGGTTTTCTTTTGAGTTTGTATATCCTCCCCAAGTTAGCCTTTGTTTCCCCTTGCCTAGAGCTATAGTTTCAACAATACATTCTTCATTCTCATACACTTCTTCCCAATCTTCCAATCCACAGAAGAAATGCGGTGGAAGTGAAGCACCTCGATGTTTGTATGAAAGTTGATAATAAAACTCAGTTCGAAGTGACTCTATCAAGGAGAAGCACAGAGCTTTGGGTGTTTTTAGCTCTAATTGGCGATATTGATACATAATGTTGATTAGGTTATTGGCGCACATTACCCACTTTTTTGAATCATTACTTAGTGTTTTTTCATCTGTATTAATGTCTTTTTCATATAAAATATCTTCCGTATTTTCAATTAGCTTCGAGATAAACTCTAGCTTTGATTTTTCAATGTCAGTTTTAATATTTAGAGCTGACTGTTCTGTTGCATGCGCTCTTGCAACAATAACAGTAGCAGGTATTGCAAGTGCAAAAAGCATGATTGGTAACTGGCTCAGTTCTAGGAACTTTTCGTAGGCTGCTGCACTTGGTTCAAAATTATAGCCTTGCCATACAACACTTCCAAAGGATAAAAACAGTACCAGAGGAATACCCAATGCAAGCAAGAAAGGGGGTTGTTTAGCTAAATGTGAGTCGCCCGAAAGTTGTAAATATTCGATAGGCTTTTTAGGTTTTGCAATTATATGAATTAAGCCGATCAACAGGGCTGTGCATGATAAAAACATAAATACGAACAAGTTCATTGGCAATTCCTTTAAATACACAGTGGGTTATAGCGGAGTTGTGGTAACTTCCCCAAGCAAAGTTACCTCTCATTCTAGAAACAAGCCCGTAATCCAGATTGAAACCATGTTTAAAACCGCTTTAAAAACGCCTCAGTTTGTTTAAAGCGTTTTGGAAAGCAACTACCCACATAAATTTAATCTTTAGCACTTCTAGAGCCGTACAGTCGGTTTTAAGAAACTATTAGTAATTTGGTCTTCTCATTTTACTAATCTAGAAAAGCACATCATACACCTATAAACACATTGGGTTTAAATAGATTATTCCTAAGGTTCTGAATAAATGTTATTTTATAGTTCTAAGGAATTGGTCAGATAATAAGAAAGTTACCGTTATGTATAAAGTTAATATTGAAGACAAAAAACTAATCCCATTAAAACCAGTTAATTTTGCAAGCTTGGGAATCAAAGAACGATTTGATATACAAGAGTGGATTGATAAAACCCCGCAAATTCTAGGTGAAGATCTTTTGATTATTGGTAAGGAGGTTACTTTACCATCAGGAAAAAGATTAGATCTGCTTTGCTTAGACAAATCCGCTTCTCTAGTAGTTATTGAATTAAAAAGGGATGACTCTGGAAGCGCAGTAGAGTGGCAGGCTATTAAATATGCATCCAGCGTATCAAACTTTTTGCCAGATGAAATCTATAGAGTGTTTGCAGAATATAAGGCCGCTGAGCTTAAGGAAGCCAAAAAAAGCATTGAAGAGTTTATAGATGCAGACATTGAGACTTTGAACTCTAAACAACGAATAATCCTTGTTTCTAAAGAGTTTAATTCTGAAGTAATTTCTGCGGTTTTATGGCTTCGCGAATTTGGACTAGATATTCAATGTACGCGCTTGGCTCCGTATTTAGATGTTGACGACGAACTCTTTATCAAACCTGAAACAATAGTGCCTTTGCCAGAAGCTAGAGACTACATAACTAAGAAAGAAGTAAAACAAAGATTTAACGCAGTAAAGCCTGATTGGTCAGGTTATTGGTTTGTCAATGTAGGAGAGGGGCTTCATAGGACGTGGGAAGATAACATGAAGTTTGGTTACATAAGTGCAGGCCAAGGACAAGTTTACTCTAGAGGTCTAAAAAGATTAAGTATTGGTGACAAAATCTTTGCTTACATGAAGGGATTAGGCTACGTGGGATATGGAGAAATCAAGAGTAAATCGATGATGATAAGAGACTGTTTGACCAATGAAGGAACACCACTTTTAGATTGTGACCTAAAAGCGAAACAACCAGGAAACAACAGCGATGATGAACAAATGTCTGAGTATGTAGTAAAAGTAGAGTGGATTAAAACTTTTCCTTCAAACGATGCTAAGACTTTCAAAGGAGTTTTTGCAAATCAAAATGTAGTGTGCAAACTACAACATGAAGCTACTCTCGAATTTGTTAAGAAAGAGTTTCTAGCTTAATTTAAGCTCTTGGGGGAACTTGTATAGAATATGGGTTTCCATTAAACGTTCCTACTTAATTCACAAAGTGGGCCCCATTTCAATAACCAAGCTCTTCCATAAAGTGGATTGTCCTCTCTTGGTGTCCGGTTACTGATGTCCTTGATGACCAGACGTTTGGTTTAGGTTAGCTCCAATACAATATGTGTTTGATAATTTAAAACCTACAGAGGGGCTTACAGAAACGCCTTTGAAAGCGGTAAAAGCAATAAAATCTCTTTTAGATAATTTTTGAGCAAACTCAGTTTAGATGAGTAAGTTAACAATTAGATTATATAAAATAGTAAAAGCGAGGAGTGTATTTTGAGCAACCTTTCATTAGATTTGTTGATTGAATCTGGATTAATATCAAGCTCTGGTCGTGCTTGTGATATAAGTAAAATTCCGGAAAAAGAGCTATCTAGAATGCTTTGTCATTATAATGCGTCAAGGATAAGCGTCGCTGACTCTGAAATACAAGATCATATCGCAACTGATAAATTAAACGCATTATTCGGTACAGGCTCAACAACCAGTAGTAACGAAAATATATTATCTTCTACTTTAGTGTACGACTCTGTAGTTGTTGATGATCCACTAGTAACTTCTTCTAATTTGGTAAGTCGGCAACGTATTGAAGAAGGGTTAAAGTTTTTTGAATGGGCATTTTGCTTGATAAGAGCAAATTATTTAAAAGTTATACCATTGTCATATTTTAACAAACCCAACAATGATATACCTTTCTTAGTATCTGATGATGCATTTAAGTCCAGCATTCCTGAAGAAGTACATGATTTTATACATAGTAATGCTGTCTTAAATTCTGTAGATATTGATGACGAAGGCGCATTACTTGTCCTAAACGAAGATGCTTACCAGTATAGAAAGCCAGCATTAAAGGTCGGCTTTAAGAACGACTACTGGGTTTCAGGAGTATGCGTATACAAGTATGAAACTGTTCGAAAATTGCCGGATAAAGAAGATGGTTATATGTCTCTCAGAAAAACATGGGATCCGAATATCGATTTAAGTAAAAGTCAATTTAGTGCATGGGCTTATCAATCTATTAACCAAGCCATGCGCAGCCGATTGAGCAACATTTACAATGAATCATCTATAGCTGAAAAAATAGGGCACACTTACGTAACGGAATCAGCATTCGAGTCAGAACTCTTGAGTATGGCCGGGGAACTAGAGGGCAGTAGAGGGAGTATACCTGCAAGATTTTTAAAAGCTAACAACAGCTTTATAAATATTGACTCTCCTAAAACAATACTAGAATTAAGAAATAAATTTTCGACAGCATTTGAAAGGTTTAATTACTCGTTACTTTGCATTTCAGATGAGTTGAGTTCCGTTCAGCCGGAAAACTTTGAAAAAAAAGCACAAAAACTTTTTCATAAGGAAATACTTCCACAAGTTGATGAAATAAGGGACAACGTCAACTCAATATCAAGCTCTGGTACAAAAGGGGTTTTAGGAAGCTTAGTTGGGTTGTCCGCTGCAATAGCGACTGGCTCAACCATACCATTATTTCCCGCGATCATGACATCAGTATCTTCTGGTTTAAATGAGGCCTTTCCCGCTATTTCGAAGCAACAAAACTTAAAAAAAAGGCCTGCCTACATTTGGCATCGTATTACACGATAGCCACGTTTAGGTTTCTACAATTTATGGCGCTAAGGTAAAACCTTCGAGCAAAATTTTCTTTGTAAGCCGCTAAATGCGGCTATACAAATCAAAAGTTACCTAAAGTAAATCCTGCAATTTCAGATAACTTTCCACGCCAAAGACAGTTATCAAAGTTAGAAATATTTCCTTTAGCATCAATTAGCTTATAACTCAGAAGGTGGATGTATCCATCCTTAAATAATGGATTGTCATGTGCAGCCGATAGCACTTGGCTCAAATCTTTATCAGCTTCAAAGTCGGGAAAACTACGCTTAAAACCATCGTCTAACAAAGCTCCTGTTTCTTCAAAGTATCTTTTAGCACTTATCATTTGACCACACATTACACCGCTTGGCGTGAACAATATGATGCTCATTTCTAATGACGACTTATTTACTATCTTGACTAAATTGGATAATAATCTATCTTGCTGTTCGTTTGTTGGCTTTTTCGTATCATCTATGACTTGGTTCATTATTTACTCCCATCTTAAAAAACTCCAAAATAAGGCATTGGATATCACATCCTCTCCCTAATCTCTCTCTCAATATCTTCCTTACTCTTTCTATCTCTTTCAATAAGCGGGAAGACGATTTGAATCTTAGTACCTTTGCGCGACGACTTAAGCTTAAACTTGGTTTTGTATGACTTAGCTACATCGCTCATTTTGTATAGGCCTTCGCCGAAGTGGAGGCGAGAACGTAGCGGTATGCCAATGCCGTCGTCTTCAATGTTCACGTGAATTTTAGATCTAAGCTTGTGCACGAATACGTTAACCTCAGAGCCTTCTGAGTGATGCACTGCGTTATGAAGGCCATGATAAACAACAGCGTAAATGTCGCGCTCTAATTGCGGGTCTAGCTTTACGTTGCCAATCACAGCTTCAAAGTTAACTTTAATTTTTGCCTGCAAGCTCGACTGCACTTGTAGTAAATCTAAACCAGCTAGCAATCGTTGCTCGCCAAGGTATGGGCCGCTGTTCACAATCGGCGTAATTAGTTCTGATACTTTGTCGAACTTAACAAGCCCCTCGGTAAACATCGTGTCATCACCGGAACTGACTAAAGCTTTACCTTGCTCTACAAGCATCGCTATTTGCCCTAAGTTACTACTTTGTCGTTTGTGCTCGTTTTGACGAAACACTCTTCGGAATGACTGAACCCAAAAATAAATAAACAAAGCAATCGCCATCGCCAGAATCAGGGGAACAACTATGTAAACGACCATTGCAGTAGGGGAGTTGTACCAGTGTGAACGAACCTCAAACACATAACTAGCGGGTTCGCTTGCTACATTGCCAACAACTTGTCTGAACTGAACTTCATAATGCTCCGGGAATAGGTTGTTAAGCTGAATCATAGGGCTCAACAATTTTACCCAACTGCCCTCATTTAAGCGGTATTCGTACCTAACTCCTTCGTTGTGCTGGTACTGAAGGTTGGTGATCGCAATATTGACCCAGTCTTTCTGGTTTATCTCTAACGCGTCTTTATCGAGAACGAAGCCCTCATTTGTACTCACATAGCTTACTACTGGAGGCGCTATTGATTGCTCTTTAAAGTTTGTCATTTCAATAAACGCGCTATCACTCACAGCAATTACTACATTGTCGGCAACTCGAACGCTTCCAATCATGAATGAATGGTCTTTCGTTTCTCTTATTAGCCTTGATGAATCTTGGTCTTTGGCGATGGTGTGAATGCCGTTATTAGTTAACAAGTAGAGTACGTCCCGTACTTCTACAATTTCTTTAATATATTCAGGTGAGGGGACTTTAACCCAATTGCCGTCGACCTTTTTTAATAAGCCTTCACCGTAAGTGGCCATAAACAGCACGCCATCTAGTATCGCAACATCGGCTACTTTAGAAGTGCCCTGGTATTCTCTGTAGACTGATCTCGGAGAGTCGATTCGGTCAAGGCCAGCAGCAGTGCTAATATATAACTCGCCACCAATCTCTGTTACACCAAGTATTTCATGGCTTGATAGCATGGAATTGTTATTAAATTCTTCATACTTTAATTTCGAATTAAACTTAACAACGGCTTCTTCATCTGTCGCAAGATACAAAAACTCAGCAATAACAGACGAGTTGATTACATAACCGCCGTAGAGCTTGTCTACGCTGCGCCTTTCGGTATCAACAGCAAAAGCACCAACGTCAGTTGAAACAATCACTTTTCCGGCAAAGTGAGAAAAGGCCGTTACTTCAAAGTCTTTACCCTCGCCAATTTCAACGTTGAGCCATTCGATTGGTTTCCCGTTTACGTACACACCTTTTGTGGTGCCTATCCACCAATCTTTACCAACGCGTTCAATAATATTGTACTTTGAGCCAAAACCCAGATTGGTAATGCGCGTATTACCTTCGACTATGCCAAACTCGTTTATGTTTAAACCCCAAAGCTTTTCGTTGTTGTCAGCAAATAGCGATAAGTACGTTTTACGACTTGAGTTAATCTTGGTTCTTGCAACTTCCAATGTTGATAAAGACACCTCGTTAACTTCGTCACCGTCTGTATAATAAACCACATAAGGAGCTACATAGGTTAAGTTGTCTGCGCGTTTTACGTTGTAGTTTGTGATGCTGCTGTCTTGTAGTTGGGAGTAGTATTTTAAATGGTCGTCGGCAAAAAATATTGCGCCGTGTGGTGTGACTTCAAGATCACCATTTTTGATTTCTTGGTCTATGACCTTATAAGAACGACCATTATTGATCTGATATAGGCCTTTTTCAGTTAAGCCGTATACATTGTCATATTTAGACTCAAGGTCTATCAGCCTTTCTTGACCAGATATTCTCGCCCCGTATTGGCCCGTTGCAAGGTCATACTCAAGAACCTGATAATCCTCTTGAGTGAATAAGGCGTCGTGGGTAACTTCTATGTTGTGAGCATCAGTCTCGGCAAAAAGGTTTGCTTCGTATGTATTTAAATCTAGTGACCAAATTTGCCCCGAAGAATACAAAACATAAGCAATATTTGTTTCGCTTATTTCTAAGTCTCGTGCTGAGCCAGCAGGCAGCGCGGTAACTTCGTTCAGCTTAACAATGTGCTCTCCATCGTATTTCAAAACGCCTTCATGCGAAGAGAAATACATATAATCATTCTGATCTTGAGCTACACCATTAAGGTGCTCAAAGTCTAACGCTTGGCATATTCCGCTCTGTAATATCAAAGCAGAGGCTATAATCCTTGACTTCAACATAGCGAAGAATTCCTTCTTGCAAGGGGGAGTCATTCCCCCTTATGTTAATTTAGTGACTAGCTTGAGAGTTATGATCTCTTACACCACAACCAGCCAATACTACAGGTATTTGCGGTTTAGTTTCTGATGCTTGGTCCAAACTATTTGTTTCACTTATACTAACACGTGATAATAAATTGTTAAGTTTATTCGCTTTATTTGGTTTCCAATTGATGTCTTGCTCTCGTGGAGCGAGGATAAATAGGTAAGTTGGTTTGCGTGGGTCCGAGGCATTTTGCTTAGTTTGCCAGGTATCCATAACCGCTTGGCCTGCGGCTTCGCCGTAAAGGTGGGTGTATGCAGCGGCGATTAGTTTAGCGCCAGAGTCACTCATTACCATAACTGCGGTGTTTTGGTAGTCGCTACCACAATCAAACGACACATCAACATTAAGTGTGCTGCCATCTGGTAGTAACAAATCGGTATTCATGTGCTGTACACGAGCTCTGTCTGGTAACGGTTCTAGAGCGAGAGAGGGGGCAGACAGCAATCCAAACGCGAGCATTGCTGTGGCAAGTTTTGTTTTAATCATAATCTATCCTTTAAAAGGCCATATAGAGCGCTCCTTCCGCAATGGTTTTAACCATGACTTCGTTAAAGTTATGCTCAAATGTTTTTTCGATTAACATTGGCCTTAACTTTTTACGGATCAGAAGTTCACGCTCTGCATCCAAGTTTTTAGGGTAAAGTAAATCATCTATTATCTGTTCAACAAGCGCGATTGCAGCTAGCGCATCTTCAGCACTATTTCTGCTTACTTCTTCACTCTTTGTTGGTTCTTTTTCTTCCGTAGAGCTACTGCCAGGTGCTTGGTCTACTTCAATGCCAAACACCTCATCCAAGGAAATTTTCTTTTTCTTACAGGTGGCTACGATAGAAGTATAAGGTAATGTCCCTTTTTTCTTGGACATAGATATCCCGCTATGGGAAAGACCCAATTCCATTGCAAGAGCTCTATCACTGCTCGCACCTAACTTATCTCGCAGTATATCGATTACTTTGTCGATATCTGACTCTGTAATACTATCGCCTAACATATTTGACAGTCAACACCTAATTTGTTTTCTAAAATATAATTAGCTTCACTATTGACACCTAATATATTAGGCACTAGTTTAATAAAACAACTTGTGACAAATAAGTTAGGCGCAACAAATCTACTATTAAGGTAAATCTATCATGACAAAGAAAAAAATGACATTTGAAGCCATTAAGAAAGAGCTATTTAGTAAGGACATACAATTCGCAGATATAGCAAAAGCCGCAAATGTAACACCTAGTCACGTATCTAACGTGGCAAGAGGCAGTGCTACATCTATGCATATCGCGAAGGCGATATCTTTATCTTTAGGGAAACCTTTAGAGCATGTATTTGGAGAAGACTACTCCCACACCAAAAAACGTGGACCTAAAGATCGCACCCAAAGACGCAATCAAATTGTTGAAGCTCTTCAAGCTGGCAAACCAGTACCAAACCCAAGCATGAACCTATAGAACTACCAAGTCTAGGTTAATTTAAGGAGATTTTTACCATGTCTGAGAACCAAGATTCCATCAACATTTTAGATAGTGAGATACCGCCTGATTGCGAAATACTCCATCACTTTAGCCAATGCGTGAATGCATGTATGCGCAGGTGTGGTTTTACTCGCCAAGGCTTAGCGCGGCGCATGAATGAAGCTTTAAAAGTAGAAGTGGTAGAGGTTGACGAAGGAAAGCTTAATAAGTGGTTTGCACCAAGCCAGCCGGCATCGATGCCAATACAGTACCTACCGGCTTTATGCTGGGCGATTAAAAGTGTAGAGCCTGCCAATGTGCTACTCATGCCACTGATGTATAGCGCTTCGGACGAACGCGCCAAAAAACTGCAAGAAGCCTCAGAGTGTGAGGTGCAAATGCGCGAATTAAAAGATAAGCGCGAATCCATTCTCGAAGAAGTCAAAATCAAAACTTAATTTCGGAGCTTAAAACCATGCCTATCAAAGACCAAGATCTGCCTGAAATCCGGAGTTTGTTATGAGTTTAGAATTAGTTTGCCCCGAGTCGGTAGAGGAAATAGAGCATCAAATTGAAAGCCTTGAGTCGGCACTACATATAGAGCTGCCTCAAAGTATTGATGACTGTATGGAGCAAGTTGTTTTTCTTGCCAACCGACAATTTTGCGACGGAGCTAAGATGGGAGTTCTTTTACTTTGGCTCAAATCGAATACGGAGCACGGCAAATTCAATTCTCTATTACACGAGAGAAATATTCAAAAGCGCACGGCCCAGCGGGCAATGGCCATAGCCAGAATGTTGTTAGCTCTACCAAAACGCAAAAGCGACAAATTGTCGCATTTAAACTTGAACACACACCAACTTAACGAACTTACTAAAGTGCCAATCGAAACGCTTAAAGAGCTCGACGATGAAGACTATGAAGTACTGGCCGAGACGTCGGGTAATGCCATTAAACAGCAAGTCGCTGATTTGATGAAAGAGCGAGACGACCTACAAATAGCAGCTGCTCAAGCCATTAATGACTTACAGCATGAAAAGCTGCGCAAGGTGCCACAAGTACGTTTTGACATGCATGTGTTTATTAGTGAAATACGCAAAGATGCCATTTGTAACACAGAGCTATTAAACGAAGCGCTCGTAAACACCATTACACAGATCACGCAATTGTGTGATAACCGCCAGCTGGATTTAGATTCGCGAGTGAGTGCTGCGCAAGTTCTGCATCATACCTGGGCTGCAATCTACACCCAAATAGGCACTGCGCTTGAGCGTTTAAGTGGCGAGTTTGCTGGGCACATTGAAGGCATTGAGCACCTACCGAAATTTACCAAAGCAGAGTGGCAATACGTGGAAACAGAGCGTAACCGGCTGCTCGAACAGTTTTTACTCAACAAGCAAAGCAAGGAGATTAAGTAATGCATCCTGCTGTGATTAGATTTAACAACTTACCAGCCATTGTGAGCCAAAGTGCATGGTCAGAGGCCAGCGACAAAGCACGCAAAACGGCACAAAACCGAACGGCACTGGTAAAGCATTGGCTATCTAGTGGCTTAAGTGTAGATAAGGCAAGAACAGCACTTATTGAGTCTTTAAATAGTGGGCTGGTAACACCTGCCATACACCAAGCTGTGACCGACCTTGGTAAAGTGCCAACACGTGCAACAGCCTTTAATTGGGTTAATGCCTATAAGCTTGAAGGCGTTGAGGGTTTGCTACCCAAACACAAAGGCCGCATGCCTGCGCAGCCTAAATGGGCAGCAAGAGCGTTAGAGCTTTACCACTGTATTAACTCGCCCAGTTTTGCATTGGTTGCCGAAGACTTAAAAAAGCTGGGCTTTGATGCAACGGCAAGCCAAGTTAGGCGCTTTATTAATAGTATGCCGCACGAACTTGGTCCGCAAAGCCCTTACCGTATGGGTGCAAAGCTTTACCGCGAAAAGCACAAAGATTTTATTATTCGCTCCACTGAGCATATTGCCCCTGGGTTTATTTATAACGGCGACGGTCACCAAGTTGATGTGTATGTGGCACACCCAAAAACAGGTAAAGCATGGCGCTTTGAGTTAACCGCGTTTCAAGATGTGGCGAGCCGCTGCATTGTTGGCTGGGAGATTAGCGAGTCTGAAAATGCCATTGCCACCATGACGGCGCTAACTCGCGCGATTCAAACCCATCAGCATATTCCTAGCATGTTGTATGTCGATAACGGCAGTGGTTATAAGTCTAAAATGATGTCTGACAAATGCTGTGGCATGTATGCACAGTTTGATATTGAGGTCATTTTTGCCATACCAGGTAATGCGCGTGCAAAGTGGATAGAGCGCTTTTTTAAACATATGGAAGAGCACGTGGGCAAACGCTTTGAAAGCTACTGCGGCCCAGACCACAACGAGCGCGAAAAGCTAAAACTGCTTAACGATGTTAAAAAAGGCAAGCGCGAGCTGCCATCTTTAGAGCAATGGATTGCCGAGTTTAAAGCGTTTTTGGACCATTACCACAACAGCCCACATCCAGAAATTAAGGGCAAAACCCGCATGCAAGTATGGGAAGAAGGGCTCATTCAAGAGCAGCCCGCCATAGCCGACTTTGTGGTCTTGCCAAGAACCAAAGTTAAAGTGGCTCGTGGCCAAATCAAACTACACAAACGCGTTTATACCGCTGACTACCTATTTCAATTTAACGGTAAAGAGCTGGTTGCAGGTTATGACTTGCACGACGACACCTACCTTGTGCTGTATGAGCAAACTGGCGAATTCATTATGAATTGCCGCATTAAAAACAAGGTTGAGGCATTGCCAACAAGCCGAATTGAAGAAGCCGACCTTAAGCGACTGCAAGGCCAAGAAAAGCGTATTCAAAACCAGCTTTCTGAAAAGCGTGCAAGAGCCGACCAAAAACGTGTGATTGACGTAGACGCAGTTGAAGAACTGGCCGCAGATGTTGACGCCATTCCTGAAATTGAACCTGAAGTATTAAACATGGACCTCTCTGACTTTGAGGTTGAACACTTTGAAGCCGCTCAGGCCAACTACCAAATAGATTTAGGAGACCTTCATGAGTAAATTCACTAGCCATTACAGCGACGAGCAACAAATTCAAGTAAAGCTAATAAACGAAGAGATTGATTTTTACGCCCTTGGCCCACAGGACTATTGCTTTGGTTATGACTTGAACCAAGTAAACGCAGTACTTACTGGCAAGTCGCCAATTAACCCTAAAAAGCTACTGGGAGTTTTGTGGGCGCACTTTTTTGGCGACTTTGACCCTAAAGAATTTAGTACTGAGAGCGGCTTTTCGGATTGTTACAACGCCAATGACAAGTTACTTGTTGCGCGTATTAAAAAGCGCATGACCGATGAAGACATAGTAAACCAAGGGGTAAACAGCACTTATATTGCCAAGAAGATTAATAAGTCGGCCTCGACAATAAGCCAGTTGCTCTCTGGTAAGTATGCGGCAAGCCCAACTAAGTACTTACATGACATATACGCGATTGTCGCACCCGCTGGGACCGATGCGGCAGACGACAATACAAATGACGACAGACCGGTTATTACCATTCGATACGGCGAAGTACCGTTTGTGCCTACCAGTGTCGCGAAGATGATTAGCATGGCGTGCGAACACGCGAGAGCAAGGCGTCGTTTTGCGGTGGTTGCTGGCCAAGCAGGCATAGGCAAAAGCAAAGGACTAGAGCGCTACTGTGAAGAAAACTCACAAGCCATTTTGATTGTGGGCAGTGAGCAAACGACTAGTAAACATGTGATCGAAAACCTATGCAGTGCTTTAGGTTTACCACGTAAAGCGAATGTTGCTAAAAACATCGAGAACATTGTTAGAACTATTGAGAACACAGAGCGCATCATTCTGTTAGATGAAGCCGACAAATGTAAGCCTAATGCGTTAGACCCACTTAGAACCATTTCGGATGCTGCAAAGGTTGGGGTGTGTTTGATTGGCAATATTCAGCTGGTAGACAAACTGCAAACCAATGAGCGTTACGAGTTGATTTCGTCTCGTGTGTGCTTTTGGCCAAAACCCATTGGTGAAGTACCTGTAGAAGACATCAAAAACCTATTCAATGAATTAACCCAAGGCACTGTGCCGCTTGAGTCGAACGATGACCAGTGGTGGCAATGGTTGCATAAAAGGGTAGAGGGAAATTCTAGGCTCCTAGTCGAAAACCTGCTCCCTCATATCCTGAGTCACAGCCGGAAAAACCCAAACAAAAAGTTAGACAAGCTCTTGGTGAACTCAATCTTCGCCAATGTTCTGAATCAACAAGCTGTTTAAAGCAACGAGCCTAGCTGCAACTGGGCTCATTAATTAAGGAAAACACCATGTTAAGAGTAAAGATATATCACCATACCTTTGGCGGTCATTTTGTATTAAACGACACGCTTACCGACCAACACATGCTGAGTGTTTTAGCCACAGTGGACCCATGCGGGACCATTTTAGATGGCGTAAACGGCAATGTACCAGCGGCGTTTTGTATTTTCCTTGGGCAAAGGTTATACGAGTGCAAGCAGATAGCCAAGGTTAATTTAGAGGTAAGTTTTACCAAAGAATTTACCAACCGTTTTGGTCACATAGCGACTTTATGCGTTGATGACACCAAACCTTGGGACTTTGATATTGAGGAGTTTGCAGTATTTCCAGAGCACCGAGTAGAACGTGTGGAGAAAGCAGCATGAACCCGATGATTAAAGCAATCAAAACCGCACAGCGAGCGGCAGGCATTGACCAGGTATGCCATGTGAAAAACGTTAAGCAAATTAGTGGTGGGCTAACCAATAGCTGTACGGGGCTGACTCAAAACCAGCAACGGGCACTGCTCAAGCGCTATCAGCAAATGGTCCCTAAGCAAGATTTGCCAAAGCAACTTAAGCTAATTTATAGCCTTTGGGGCCAGCTGGCCCGTGCGGGAAAAGTGAAACAAGACTCAAAACAAGCATGTGATGCCTTTTGTGAGAAGTTTTGTGACGGTAAGCGCCTATATAATGCCGAAGGTCACTGGCAAGCAGTGACTGAGATATTAAAACAGTGGTTAAATCGTAAGGAGACGAATCATGCCTAAAGGCGAATCAATTGTTATCAACCCAGACAGGCCGCTTTTTGAAGAAGCGCAATACGACAACTTACCGCCAAGTATTAAGCGTATTGGTAAGCTTAGGACCAAATGGGATGAAACAAGAGAAATGCAGGCCGCATCAAATGAGTTCAGTATTGAGTCGCTCCTAGAGGAATTAGACGATGGCTGAGCATGAGTTGGATGTGTCTTTGCTACCACATGGGCTTAGATTATTTGTAGTAACTATGGGGCTGGATGATGCAGTAAAAGCCTTAAGTGAAGAGCAGGGCAACTTGTTTTTTATTCCCGATACGCCAACGCCTAACCACGAATTTTGTAAGCGGTTTAGCGTTGATATGGCAAGGGCGTTATCTAACCATGCAGGTAGTACTTACCAAATACCAAAGTTGGACAAGATTTTAATCCAGCTTAGAAACATTAAGATAAGACAGGAGTTTAAGCAGGGCGCTTCAGTCCAAAATTTAGTAAGACGCTATAAGTTGACCAGACAAATGATCAACTTAATAGTGACCTCCGAAGCCGATGGCGCACCGATTTTAGTAGGCGATGCGCATAAGCAAATGGAGTTGAAGTTGTAGGTTTGTGATCAGCCTTCGTTGTTAGGTGTGGGGGCTGGTTTTTATGATTCTTGAATATGGCCTATCAGATTTTATTTTCGCGTAGGAAAAAGTGAGTTAGTTATATTACTAAATTAGAAACTCACCAATTACTTCCAGTATGGTAAACCACTAAGTAATTCTATTGTGATACTCCCAAGCACCTATGAGACTAACCTTTAACTACCTATTATCACAAAGAAGTGCTAACTAGAAATTATGTATACTTCTGAGTTAGCGACTGTGCTCGTTCAAAAAGTAACGATCTAGAGAGAGCGTGAAAATACTGACATCGAATCCTATCAACCTATACCTATACAATCATGCAGCATCGGCCCTAGCTCTTCATCTTCCAAAATGCACCAACTTATAAATGCGCTGTATGGAGAAGAAGGTGTTAGGAGGAGTTTGATTCGCTCAACGGCTATATCTTTTTCATCGGGTAAAGCTAGTGGTTCATAGTACTTGTTCAACTGTTTTAACAACAAGTTATATTGATCATACACTTTGCGTCTGAGGGATGAAGCCGTATATGCCTTGTTTTGCGTGTGCTCACTATTAAAGACTCGGTTTAGAAGTTCTGCCGTTAATTTAGTCTTATCATCATCACTTTGAGCTTCAATTTGGAGCTTTCTAGCATATGGGGTTAATGGTGGCTTATGTTTAATCGCACGAACGACATCGATATCAGGATCACAACAGTCCAAAAGGTCATCAAACTTAGTTAGCTTAATGTTATTACACCGACCACAAGATAAGTACAAATTATTCCAATCGTACTTTAAATCCTCATCCCCCTTATGTGGTACAAAGTGTTCGACATTGATTTCTAAAGGAGCACTAGTTTCACATATATAACATTTTTTATGAAACACCTTTTTTAAGGCGTCCCAAACATCTTCTGAGTCATATTTTCTTTTTCCAGCCAGTGAAGTAGGAGCTGGTTCATTTCTAACTACATTGAACATGCTACTACCTCCTTGCTTTGTTGATCGCTAATTTTGCTGAATTAACAAAGTAAAGTGATTCAGAATCTAATGAATTTTCATCTGGTGGTAACTGAGCTAAAAGTGACTGGACCTCTTCGACATCAATCGTGGGCTGGTCTAATAGCCTGGCTAGAGCTTCAATATTTTGTTGAAGTATACTAGAAATTGGAAGTACGCCGAATAAACCTTCAAGTACGGATTCGTAAGAGTACATTGATAGATTTTCGACCTGCTCTCGTTTTGATAGATCGTAAATCACTGCATCATCAATCGATGAGACAACAAACGGAGAATGAGTCGATACGATGAACTGAACTCTCGGAAATGCCTGAGTAAGAAATGATAAGATTTTCTTTTGCAATGAAACATGAAGGTGAGCATCAATTTCATCAATCAATACCACCCCAGTTAGCTCTTCGGGGTCTATTGAGCGTAGAGATACCTTAGTAATTAGATCTGCATACACAGCCATAATCGACGAGAAACCAGAAGATAATGTTTGGAATGTGTACGGTTCTTTGTGTGGTTGATGGATCTCGAAAGAGAACGAGTCTGATTTAAAAACTAGCTCAAGATCTCTATCTTCAAAAAGGTTTTGTAAATCGGTCTCTAGCTTAGTAAACCACTTATCAATCCGTGCCGCTTCTGTAGGGTCGTTGTTGATTTTTTCTGACTCGGAAAAAGCCTGATTCGCTTTTTGCGTGACTAAGAATTGTTCAAATAATGATGAGGTACTGGCTTGCTTATTTGCATTTTTAACTGCCTGTTTGTCTTGCTCTCTTAAGCTGCTAATACTCGAAACCGAAGACGGCTTAACAATTTCAGATTTTCTCATCGCTTCAAACTCAATTAAAAGAGCTTTTAGCTCTTGATAGTTCAGAATGAACTCATCAAGGTTACTAATTTCTAATGGCGGATTCCTTATTTCTTCAATCTGTCGGGTATAAAGCTCTGCTTTTTGCGTGAAGAGCTGATAGTGTTGATGAGCAGGGCCGATGTTACTAAGGTTATCTTGACTGGATTTCAATTTCATTTCAACTTCAGCTAAATTGAAATTTTGACGGGCGACAACTGAGCCTTGCAGCTTTTCATAAATAAACTTCAGCAACTGTGTCTTACCGCAACCGTTACCACCCGTTAAAATCAGTGTTTTACCGTTGACGTCTATATTTACTTCTTTATCAGAGTAAGGAATCTTTGTTTTAATTTTAGTTAGATAGCCTGACATATCTTTCCCTCAAGTGATACTAATTTGATTATATAGCATTGAGTTGACATATATTATAGTGGTAAGGCCAAATTCAACGAAAAAATTCGTTTCTAAGCCTCTAGAGCCTTATAGGCAGTATTATCTAAAATGGTTTAGAACTGAATAATATACAAAAGTATGTTCAACCACCTGTTGCTCAAATTATTCTTATGATGGTTTGCTTTTACCCAAACTCACTTTGGGGCAGGAATGAGTTAGCCAAATATCCGCGTGGGAGCATTACCAAACATTGTAATCAAAAAACGAGGGTTGCGGCTGCCAAATTTTTACTTTAGCCTAATATATCGGCTTTACCTCAAAGCACCGTAAAACATTTTACACCTAATTTCCCACTCCTAATTTGCCAGACTAGCCATGTGATCAACCACATGTGGAAATGGCATGGAAAAACTAAAACAACAACTGATTGGCCATGAAGGATACGAGCATAAAGTGTATGTTTGCCCCGGTGGCTACCAATCGATAGGCGTCGGCAGAAACCTTGAAAAAAGAGGCCTGACAGACGAAGAAATTCATTACCTGCTTAATAACGATATTGCCGATTTTACTGCCCAAGTAGAAAAGCACATCGATACCTCAAAATGTAACCCCGCCCGCAAAGCTGTGCTGATAAATATGGCCTTTAATCTTGGCATTCATGGCTTGTTAGCTTTTAAAAAGACCATAGCAGCCGTAGAGCGCGGCGACTGGGATACCGCTGTTGTTGAAATGTTCGATAGCCGCTGGGCTGTGCAAGTTGGTGAGCGAGCTGACCAGTTGGCGGAGCAGATGAAGACTGGGGAATGGTATGACGCCTGAACAAGAGAATCAGTTGTTTCAGTCAATTGGCCAGATACAAGCAACCCAAACATCTATTTTGAATGAAGTTAGGCAGATAAAAACTGACCTCAATGCCCGTGTAGATAAGCTTGAAACACGCGTGGAGAAAATCGAAGACAAGGTAACGCACAACCGAATTAAAATTGCATCGATGGGTGGTGGCGCTGGCTTAGTCGTAGCCATAGCAGCTGAAGCGTTAAAACTCGGTGGGGGCTCTTGATGGCGCACCCAGAAGACAAAAAGAATGCAGTTAGACACAGCTATGTGAGTGAGCTTTTGGCTTTATCTGTTGCTGCAATTAAACACACCGTCGCAGACAGCACAGCGAGGCGTTGGAAAAGTGAAGCTAAAGCGGCGGGTGATGACTGGGACTTAGCCCGTGCAGCTGCACGTAAAGCAACAGGCCCTGCGGGTGAATTTACCCAAGACTTTATTGAAGAGTTTACCATTCAAACCAATGCGACCTTTGAGCTAATCAAACAAGACGAGGGGCTATCAATTGATGGCCGTATTAAAGCTCTTAATCAACTTAGTGACACATACACAAAAATCATGAAGCTCAGCGGCGGTAATAAGTCCATTGAAAAGCGCGCTGTTGCCGCCGATGTACTTAAAAAGCTAGCAAGCTTTGTATCTAAATATCACCCTGATTATGCGCAGCAATTGGTAGAGATTTTGACCGCGTTTGGTCCTCAACTTAGTAGCATGTTGGACGACTAATGGCTGATATTAGCAACAAAGAGTTTTTAGAAGAACTAGAGCAAATTACAGCTGCGCTACGAATTGATATTGAAGCCAAACAGCGCGATATTGACCCAAGCCCAGAAGCGATATTAGAGCGAAGACAACGTGTATTAGGCGGCGACTTTGAATTTTTCGTTTATACGTATTTTCCCCACCATATGTGGTTGGATGAAGGCCAAGAACCCAGTGAGTTCCAACAGTATTTTATGGATTGGTTTCCTGAAGCCATTGCTTTAGAAAACGGTTGGAAAAACTGGTTTGTAGCGCCCCGAGGCGAAGGAAAATCAACACTTGGCGTTAAACTCGCACCTGTTTATGTCGCCGTATTGGCATTACTTCAAGACGAGACAGTATGCAACGAACTGGGTCTTATAAAGCCTGAGATCTTTATAGATTATGCCATTTTGTTTGGCGCAGAAGCCAAAATGCCCGCTAAAACACTAGAAGTGGTTAAAACCGAGCTATTAAACAATGGTAACTTAATGCTCGACTTTCCGGAGGTTTGCCAAACATCTCCCGTCTGGAAAATTGGTGAGTTTGTTACTGCGCAAGGTGTTCGCTTTGAAAGCCGTGGTGCTGACCAGTCTGTTAGGGGCGCTTTCCATGGCGCAAGTCGCCCTAAGTTATTGCTGGCTGATGACATCATCACTGATAAAGAAGCACGCTCAGCAACAGAGAGGGATAGCCGCTGGGCATTCCTAGAAGCCGCAGTACAGTACCTTGGCCCACCAGATGGTTCAGTTAAATTCATAGGAGTTAACACCGTACTCAATAGCGACGACCCCATCTCTCGTGCTGAGCATGCACCTGGTCATTTAGTTCATAGGTTTAAGGCCATTTCACAGTTTCCAGAAAGAATGGACTTATGGGAACAATGCCGTGAACTCATGCTTTATAAAGATAAAGAGTTTGAGAAAAAAGCGGCAGCCAAAGGCCGAGCAGTTTCTAAGGAAGAAAAGCCCAGCTTTAAGTTTTGGATTAAGAACAAAAGGCAAATGTCTAAGGCTGCTAAAACCAGCTGGCCAAGCGTTCGTTCACTCTATGACTTAATGGTGATGTGGGCGTCCAACAAACGTGAATTTAACCGAGAGATGCAAGGCATTGCCAAGTCAGACGAAGAGCAGATCTTTTATCGGTTTGAGACTTGGGTTAACCGCTTAAACCTGTGGACACCCTATGGTGCATGTGACCCAAGTATGGGCAAAACCGCCAGCGCCGACCCAAGTGCGTTGCTTGTAGGTTTTTGGGCCAAAGAGTTAGGTCAATTACACCTTGAGTACGAAAGCCGCAAGGTACGCGGCCCCAGTCGGCTTTTAAACGATTTGATTAAGCTCCAAAAAGAATACAGCTGTTTGGTATGGGGCTTTGAAAACAATAATGCCTTTGATTTTATGCGCCAAACCTACATCAAAGATGCTTTAGACCAAGGCGTAGCACTACCGCTTAGAGGTATTACGGCCACAGTGCCACAGGAAGAACGCATCGAGGGGTTAGAGCCTTTTGTGATCAACGAACCTGCACAGATTCTTTTTCATACTCGACGCACACGATTGCTTATGGATGAGTTAGAAAACTGGCCCGAGAAACAAAGCCTCCACCATTATGATTTAAGTTGCGCACTCACGTTGTTATGGATGGTAGCCTGTACTGGCGCGGGTGGTATTCCCAAGGTAAGAAGCAAAAAAGTGACCAAATCAATAGGGGGCTATCATGTCTAAACCCCACCTTTCGTACAAAGGCTACCGTGCACTACAAAAAGCGTTCAGCATGAGCAAAACAGACCCCGCTTTATGGGCCATGATGCGCGAACTACCAAACCCAGATCCAATCTTACGTAAGGCTGGTAAAAGCTCGCTGATATACGACGAGATTGCCCGTGATGCCCATGTGATCGGTGAATTGCGCAGTTTACGCTCCGGTATGTTCGCATTTAATGCGGAGTTGGTGCCAGGCGGTGATGATAGCGCAAGCATGAAAAGCTTTGAGAATGCAAAAAGCTTAATGGCTGCAAACCCTGCTAAAAATACACAGTGGATGGACATTGATTGGCACAACTATAGCGCGATTTTGCATGGTTTTGCGGTCACGCATTTAGGCAAGTTTGAGAAAAGCGATAATGCCTGGATACCCAGTACCATTGAGCAATGGCCAGCGGGGCGCTTTGCTTTTAATTCAGATCACGAGCTCCTAGTTAAAACCCGTGAGCACCCAGAAGGTGAGCCCATAAATGAAGACCGCTGGACATGTGTTAGGCATATGCCAGAGGCCAAAAACCCATATGGTATTGCGCTTTTAAGTAGCTGCTTTTGGCCTTGGATGTTTAAGCATGGTGGCTTTAAGTTTTTTGTACAGTTATGCGAGCGCTTTGGCGTGCCGTTTCCCGTTGGTAAATACCCTATAGGCACACAAGACGATAAAATTGGCGAGCTGCTGGAAGGCTTAGCCAAGTTAATAACAGAAGGTATTGCCGTCATCCCAGATGATGCGAGTTTAGACATTATCGAAAGCAAAATGTCGGGTGAACCCGTTCAATTGCAACTTATCAATCTATGTAACTCAGAAATGAGTAAAGCCCTCACATCACAAACACTTGCCACCGAGCAAAAAGCCGGTGCGCGCGCAGCCAGCGAAACACATGCTAAACGTGCGGGTGAAAACCAACGCGCCGATAGGGCACTTGTGTCTGGCTATCGAAATCAACTACTCGAAACCATCCATAAAGTGAATTTTGATGGCGGTGAACCACCTAAATATGTCTGGCGAGACAAGAAAGAGATCAACCTAGAAACGGTTAATGTCATTCGTGAATCAGCCAAAATGGTGTCTGTTTCAGAGGACTACGTTTACAAGACTTTAGGCATTCCAAAACCTCAAAAAGGCGAAGCGCTTTTAGAAATAAAAGACGACGGACAAGGCATTGCAAGCGCACCAAAACAGGACTTTTCGAGTGATAAACAGGGCGCTGACATCTCTGTTTTTGACGAGTTTGACCAAGCAACTGACGCCGAAATTAAGCAGATTTTTGAGTTTGCTAAACAAGCAAACAACCTAGACGAACTAAAACAAAACATCCTCAATGAGTTCCCAAATATATCTAATTCAGCCTTGGCAGAAGTCGCCGTAAAGGCCCTTGAATTGGAGGTTTTACAAGGAATTAATGAGGCAAATCAACAGGAGATTTAACCTATGAATGCGATACCCGAAGGCTTTTTAAAAGATGGTAAAGGCAATTTAGTTGCACTCGTGAACGTGAAGCAAACTGACCTAATAAAGGACGAATTTGTCAAAAAAGCCATTGAACTTGCAGAGAAACAGCAACAAGAGCTCGCCGATTTTAAGCACCAACAAATGGAAGAAGCAGACGACTTTTTAGAGCTGCTAGCACAAGAGCATGGTGTAAATTTAGGGGGTAAAAAAGGCAATTTAACACTGCGTTCTTTTGACCATTCGTTGTCTGTGAAAATACAAATTCAGGAGAGAATTGAACTGGGTCCTGAGCTACAAATCGCCAAAGAAATGATAGACAAATGCATCAGTGATTGGACCGAAGGCGGCAATCAAAACATCAAAGCCATCGTCAACAAAGTGTTCTCTACTGACAAGCAAGGCACCATCAATCCGCAGCGTATTTTGGGTTTACGTAAGTTAGAAATTCAAGACGAGTCGGGTAAATGGCAAAAGGCGATGGACATCATTGCTGAGTCTGTAACCACCATAGATAGCAGTCGATTTATCCGGTTTTATAAGCGAGATGAGCAGGGCGCTGATCAAGCAATTTCTCTAGATATAGCTAAACTCTGATATGTCCGATATCCCTTCCCAGTATGGCCAAATCGTAAAGTTCGACGAGGCCATTTCACATCTTAAATCAAAAGTTCAAATACCCACTGAGTCATATAAAGATTTACTAGGCCACATTCATGCCCGTGCATTTACCGTTGCCGGAGCAACTAAAACTGAATTGTTAAACGACTTATATAAAGCCGTACTTGCTGCGAATGAAAATGGCGAGACGATCACCGACTTTAGAGCGCGCTTTGATAAAGCAGTTTCAAAACATGGTTGGTCTTACAATGGAAAACGCGGTTGGCGTACGCAGGTTATTTATCAAAACAATAAAAACACAGCACGGGCAGCTGGCCGGTGGCAACAGCAAGAACGAGTAAAACATCGTAGGCCGTATCTTTTATATTTAACTGCAGGAGATTCGCGAGTAAGACCGCAACATAGTGCTTGGAATTATATACTTTTACCAATTGAACATAATTTCTGGCACACGCATTATCCGCCGAACGGTTGGAACTGCAGGTGTAAAGTAGTGAGCTTGAGTGATGCCGACATCAAACGTATGGGGTTAACTGTTACACCAGATTCAGCACTTAAGAATTATCAAAAACCATTTACTGAAGTTGACCCAACAACAGGTGAAGAGTTAGAACGTTTGCCAGGCATTGATCTCGGTTGGGATTACAATCCAGGTCTGGCATGGTTGGGCGCAGACAAAGCAACGGGCCAGATGTTAGCTAAACTCGATCACCACATTAGAGAAGTTGCCACACCGATTTTTAATAACGCTATTAATGAAGGCCAAAGTTATTTCAAATCTCAAGTTGCGACAATTGCAGCTAAGCAGTCACTTGGCAAACCAGAGTCTGGAACAAAATTGACGCTAGGGCACTTGCATCCAAATATATTTAAAACCGTTTTGGATATCGCGCCCGAAACTAAAAGCACTTTGGTTGTCATTGATGAAGCTATGATAAAAACGGCGATTCAGTTAATCGGGTTTGAGCAAACCACACAGTTAATGAAGCTAATCCAAACTCAAGTCGATTCCACCTTTAACCAAAGTGTTTTGCAGTATGTGGCTAATGGCATTTTGCTTACCATTGAGGTTGGCCCAGATATGAATCGAGTTGTCGCTGTTAAGCAAGTTGATGTTTAAAGCGTATTTAAAGTTTGTTTAAAGGGCGTTTAAACGTTTTTAAAAATGGCGATTATTAGTCTAATTCTAAACGTATTGTGAGCAGGAATGAGCGCAGAATGATATGGAATGAGCGGGTTTTGTCTAAAAACAAATGTATTTTTAGTTTTTGAGATTTTGGCTCGAAAATTTATGAGGTCCAGTATTTATGGGGCTTTCAGAGGAATAGAAAGTTGGATTTCAGAGTTTGGTTAATTCTAGAAATGAACGACCCCTTACAGTTGTTGCGATTAAACAAGTTGATGTTTAAAGCGTATTTAAAGTCTGTTTAAAGGGCATTTAAACGTTTTTAAAAATGGCGATTATTAGTCTAATTCTAAACGTATTGTGAGCAGGAATGAGCGCAGAATGATATGGAATGAGCGGGTTTTGTCTAAAAACAAATGTATTTTTGGTTTTTGGGATTTTGGCTCGAAAATTTCAGAGGTCCAGTATTTATGATGCTTTCAGAGGAATCGAAAGTTGGATTTCAGAGTTTGGTTAATTCTAGAAATGAACGACCCCTTACAGCTAATTCTAGAAATGAACGACCCCTTACACTTACATTTAATGTCCGATACCGTCTAGTATAGGACATTAATGAAAGTTGCAAAAGTGTGTGTATCGTTGAAAGGTTAGCCCTTATTTCCTTGATAGTTATGGATTTAACTTTATTTAACAT